GGTTGCCATACACACACACTTGTCTGTATAATGAGTCCACAGCTATCACCTTGGGACTAATACACCAACCAAAGGAAGGGTCATTGATTGAGTGTAAAGAGTAGTAGACAATAACGAATACCTGAACCGGTGATAGTGAATGTTATTGTTGTTGATTGAGTGTGTTACCTCTTCAAGCAGAAGCATTAAGCTTCTTACTTGATTCGGGAACGGCCCTAGAGGTGAGAGAAGCGTTAGCTCCCCTCCCTGTTCTTGCCGAGCACGAGCTTCTCGACGTCTTGCTCCAACTCGTGAATTCGTTGATAGGCTCTCTTGAGCTCTTCACTTTGACTTGCTACTTGCTTCGCAGCTTCATGATGAAGCTCTGTAATCTCACGTGCTTGACGCATGATTGTTGCGTTGTCCCACTGCCGGTAGTTGTAATAGTCAGGTCCTTTGAATGCCATGATATGAGGTTTTAAGATGAAAGGGGAGAGGCACTTTGCCCCTCCCCATCAGACTTACAGGCTGACAGCTACACCTGCGTCAGAGTAGACGTTGGCTGTAGCGATGAGCTGACCATCTTCTGCAATCAGAGCGTTCAGGCTCTTCAGGTCGATGGGCTCACCAAGCGTGTAGCTTTTCTTCCCGATAGGGAAGGTTAGCTTATTGCCGTCAGCGAGAGAAACAGATACGAAGGCACCGTTAGGTCCGACGACAGGCTGTGCAGAGACAGCGTTGGGATGGCGCTCTTTGAGCACCGCTAGAAATGTACGCATAACGTAGTTGTGTGCAGGAGAGGTTAGCCTACACACGCATTAAGGAAAGGGTTATTGATTGAGTGTGATAGTGAGAGAGTGCCCGTTAGGGCACGGCTCTCATATCTCTGTGTCACTGAGCTTATCCAAGTACTTGTCTTGGAAGCTACGTCTTCGATTGATGTCTCGTCGCAGCTTTCTAAGAGCACGTGCGCTCTGTGCTTCTTCGCTCATAGTAGCAGTGTAGATGAAGTGTGCCATGCACACGAAGGCGATGATGCAGATGAACCACAAGGTGGTGTCAGGCATCTGGGCTGTCATAGGTTCCATTAGTTCTGGGTGTTATGTTATAGACATAGGGGGGGACCCCCTAATCACGCATTGTAGGTGGGGTCTTGGATTGAGTTGGGTAACACTCTCACAAACTACCCAATTTTCAAAAAATTTTTCTCAAAAAAAATCCCCGCTACTAGCGAGGAAGTTTAGTCCAATGGTGATCTGGTAAATCTATATGGATGTCCATAGTTTGATTCAGGTATCTAACCCTGCTCATAACCTTGAACAACTCAGGGGCATTATTCTGGACCTTAGTTTGCCACTTATTTGTATCCCTCACTTTTTCTTTCTTCTGTCCCATAGTCCAAACAATCTTCTTTTACTACCCTTTTTACGGCTCTTTTCTTTACGGCCTCTATTTTTACTTTCAGGTTCACTCTTCGTACTCCCATCAGATTGGTGACTTACATCCTTCCCATCCCCATTTCCGTAGGTACCATTTTCCCTGTTCTTCTTATTAAGAGCAGCTCTATAGCCAGACTTGTCTTTCTGGAAACGTAGATATTCTTTTTTGTAGTCACGAGCCATAGGGTAAATATAAAGAAGATGTTGTAAATTTGCAACATGGCAAATAAAACCAACAACAACTTGTACGTTAAGCACAACGTATCTCGTCCTGGAGTGCATGCAAAGACTAGACATTCCACCAATAAAAAATCTAAGAACTACAAAAAGAAGTATCGAGGACAAGGTAGATAAAAAGAGTTTGACTATATTTGCAACGAAACCACTTCTGTGACCGGCCCTCGGTAACCAAAAAGGGGCCTAGACATCGGGTTCTATTAGCTGTCAACATAGTCAGTGAACGTCGTCCCCGGTAGTTTCAAAAAGTGCGTTGGTATAAAACTCGGGTGGGAACAAGGCTATAGGCTGACAGAAATGCCCCCACACAGGCTAGACACGGCGAGTGGAAATCCAGCGTTAGACACAAAACCCAAGGGGGAAAATTATATAGTTATGAGAGATATTAATAAGATTATAATCCATTGTTCTGCTACCCGTGAGGGCCAGGACTTTGATGTAGAAACAATCAGAGATTGGCATGTAAACGGGAGAGGATGGTCAGATATTGGCTATCACTACCTTATACGACTGAACGGCGATCTAGAAACTGGGCGTTCTATCGACAAGGTAGGAGCTCACTGTAAAGGCCACAACAAAGATTCTATTGGGATCTGCTATGTTGGGGGAGTAGAAGAGGATGGTAAGACACCTAAGGATACGATGACTGCAGAACAGGAGAAGTCTATGAGAGAGATCATATTCGCTTTGCGTATCGTGCAGGATAAGAACATCACCATCCACGGGCACAATGAATTCAGTTCAAAGGCATGCCCTAGTTTTACAGTATCAGAAAAGTTTGCAGATATATTGTAACCTATTTGGGTATATAAGGTAAAGTTTTATATATTTGTCATAAACCAAACATTATGGCAAATCTAAACTTCATCCCAACCCGCGATTGGATTGTTCTACCTCTGATATCAAAGGACCAAACAGACGCAGGCATTATTCTACCGGACTCGCAAAAGAAGTCCCTACAGTCAAACATTCTTAAGGTACTTGCTGCCGGACCAGAATGTATCATGGTCAAAGAGGATGATACCGTTATGGTACACCCCAATACCGAAGGACTCCTTGTTACTATTGATGACATAGAATGCATCATGGTAAATGAATTCTCTATCTGTGGAGTAATTCCTGATGAAGAATGACCGGCACGGTAACCATACCACTTAAGGAGTTTGATAAACTCCGAGACTCTACTGCAATAGCAGGGAAACAACAAGAGAGGGTACTCCAGGCCACTAAGGAACTGGAAGTATTCCTCTCTTTTGTGTGTACAAGGCAAAACTTGGAGCCCCTCGTAGAAGAGTTCAACAGACAATCAAAGAACTCTACCATCGAGTTAGAGAACGGTAGGGCTAAAATTATTTTCAATAATGAGTAGAACTATAAAGATAAAAGCTGACAGCACCTTTAGGTTCCTACAAGTCTTTAATGGAATACTAGAGCTTACGGACAAAGAACTCCTTGTGCTTTCTAAATTTGTAGACAATGCTGAACATGGATTTTGTTCTGCAGATTCTAAGAAGATAGTGGCCAATGAAATTGGGATACTTGATCCAAATACTCTAAACAATTACGTAAAGAGACTTAAGGACAAGGGAGCAATAGTAAAAGGAAAAGCTGGATACAAACTGGCACAGATACTAGTACCCAGTAATAAAGTAACAATTGAGATCACTAGATGAAATAGTACAAACCCGTTACTACTTTGATCCTTACTACATAAGTATAATGCAAAGTAGCGTGGGCGAGTTCTTGGTAATAACTATATACGATGAGCGAACAGAAGAAACTACCGTCGATGGGCCAGATGCTGAAGAATTTTGCTAAAGATGTAGCAGAGTATGCAAAGGCAGGGGCACCGCACGTATCAGAAAAACAATACAATTATAGACTAAAGACCTGTGATGAATGTGAATACCTCAGGAAAGAAGCCATGAGGTGTGGAGAATGTGGATGCCTTGTAGAACACAAAGCAAAGTGGGCTACATCCAATTGTCCCAAAAAGAAGTGGCCACAAGTATTAATAGGCAAAGATGGTAAGAAAGTTAAAGTAGGCAGAGGAGCTGCTAAAAAGCAAAGACAAAGTGCACAAACCAATAATACAAAAACTGGCGACAAGGCATGACTTACCACTAACAAGAGTAGAAGAAGCAGTTATGCACCAATTTAAGTACACCTCACAGGTAATTAAAGCAGGTGCATTTGAAGCTGTACGGCTACCCTTTTTAGGTAAGTTCCATGTAAAGCCCGGAAGACTTAAGTATCTACAGAAACGCAATGAGGGATCTGATAACAGTAAGTAACAATGTAGTTGTCCCAAGCGCCTACGCATTGACCATTAATGAATTTAAGGGTCTGAAAGCCGGCGAACTGGGTGCCATATACTTCTATACGGACCACCGTTCCCCCTACGCTGTGTATGAAGAAGAAGACAGAATGGCTAAGATTAGTCAAGATCTGAAGGTTAAGTTCACCCCTAAAGTAATGGGGGGAGTAGACAAGTATAAGGAACTCTCAGAAACATCAGCCATAAAACTTCTTAAATCTGCACGTAACTCAATAACCAAACTAGAGAGATACTTTGCTACTATAAACCTGAACGTACTGGATGACAACGGGAAGCCGATCTACCACGCTAAGGACCTCATAGGGAATCTAGCCAACATGGGTAAAGTAGTAAATGGACTTGATGAGCTTGAGGCTATTGTACAAAAGCATGAGCAGAAAGATAATCCTAACCGTGGTGGGGTTGTTACCAATAAGTACTCACAGTAATGTTTAAGAACAGTATTAAGTACTCGCCTGCAGCTAGCCACTATCTTGAGTATGGGTTTTACACAGATGCTATACCTGGGACAAGAGAATACTATGATTACTGGGACGAACAAAAAACAAGGTGCACAAAGGGATACAAGGACTTAACGGGCTATCATTATTTTTATCTAAACTTCTGCCCAATCGACCGGGTAGTGGACGACTTCCTGGCCGATGGTACCAAGATCGCAAGAAGAGAGCGCACATTTCCTGCCTTCTACGACGGAGACCACGAGTACTTCACTGCCGTAGATACCGCTCGAAAAACAAACAAACATTTAGTCGTACTTAAGGCTAGACGTAAAGGCTTCTCCTATAAGGCTGGTGCTATGTTAGCACGTAACTACTTCTTGATGCGTAACTCTAAGAACTACGTATTCGCCTCACAGAAAGAATACCTCATCGGGGACGGCCTACTCTCCAAAGCATGGGACTTTCTATCCTTCATCGATGACAATACGGCCTGGACACAACCAAGACTACGTGACCGTGAGATGCACAAACAATCAGGGTACAAGAAGAATGTTAACGGAGCAGATGTAGAACTCGGTATGAAATCACAAATCATTGGGGTATCTCTAAAAGACAACCCAGACAAGGTTCGTGGTAAAGCCGGTGATCTGATATTCTTTGAGGAGGCAGGTTCATTCGGGGGACTACTCAAAGCCTGGGAGGTAGCCATGCCTACTATGCGTCAAGGTTCCAAGACACTTGGTACTATGATTGCATTTGGTACGGGTGGTGAGGAAGGTAGTGGGTTTGACGGCATGGAAGAACTATTCTATCACCCCGACTCCTATGACTGCATGGCCTTTGACAATGACTGGGACGCTGGAGCAATGGGAACTACATGCGGATACTTTGTACCTATACAACAAAACTTAGACGGATTTATAGATGAAGACGGGAACTCACTCAAAGAAGAAGCAAGGGCTCATGAGGAAACACAAAGGGAGAAAAAGAAGGGGGCAAATGATCCTAAAGCCCTCGACCAGTACACGGCGGAGCACCCGTTCACACCGCAGGAGGCGACGCTCCAGGTCACGGCAAATCTATTTGATGTTACTTCTCTTAAAGAGCAGTATAACAAGATTAAGGCTCACGGACTTGAGGTTGAAGGAACCGCAGGTATAATGTACTATGATAAAAGTGGTAAGTCTTCCTTTAGACCTAGTGATACCTGCAACCCTGTATACAAGTTCCCACATAGAAAAGGGGACAAGACAGAAGGCTCTGTAGTTATATATCAATCACCATTTTTAACTGAGCAACAAGAAGTACCACATAATTTGTATATTGTGTGCCACGACCCGTATGCACAATCAAGCTCAACAACCAATGAGTCACTTGGTGCAGCATACGTAATTAAAAGACCTAATAACCTATCCAAGCCGGATGATTTAATTGTAGCAAGCTATGTTGGACGCCCTAAAACACAGGATGAATACAACCGGAATCTATTTATGTTGGCAGAATACTACAACGCAAAAATCGGATTCGAGAACGACCGTGGCGAGCTTATTGCTTACGCAAAGAGATATCGCAAGCTACATAAGCTACAAGAAGAGTTTGAAATGCTGGATAAAAGAGAACTACGATCCAGAAATGTAAGACGTCAGTACGGTATGCATATGACCGAACAACGTAAAAGACAGGGAGAGTTGTACATCAGAGACTGGTTGGTGACACCAAGACACACAGACGAAGATGGGAATACTACTCTAAACCTGCATAAAATCTACGACCCAGCGCTTTTGCAAGAACTAATGAAGTTCAATCACAAAGGCAACTTTGACCGAGTTATGGCGTTTATGGTAGGGATGTACCATACGCGAGAGTTATATAATAGAGAGGTGGTAGAAATTTTATCTGACAGATCACAGGACGATTGGTTCGAGCGCAATTATAACTAATTTTGTAACAATGTATGGATCTCATAAAATCCCTCAGCAACGACTACCGCTGTCTAGGAAAAGTAAAAAGTGGAGAGAGCAGTGTGTAGAATCATTTATAGATATCTCAAGATTTGGGCTATCTGAAAGAAAAAGTTTTCTCAAGTCCTTGTATGACTACTACAACGGAGTAATAGACGAGACAGACTATAAGCACGTACTTAAGCCGTACGGCAAGAGAAGAGAGAACTTCCCTTCTAAACTAAAGAACTACCCCATCATCAAGCCTATCATTGATCTGCTTGCTGGGGAGAAATCTAAGCGACCACTTAACTTTACAGTAACAGTAAAGAATGGAGATGCTATAAGTAAGAAAGAAGAAGAGAAGAAGAAGAAGATCATGGGCGCCATGGTCAAGATTTTTGCAGAAGAGTTGGAGGGATCAGACAAAACAGATACAGGGCTACCTGAAAAAGTAGCTGAGCAATTTGAGGCGTCTTATGTAGACAGACGAGCAATACAAGGACAGAACGCTTTGAACTATATTGTTCAAAACGAAGAGCTAACAGATAAATTCCAGAAAGCATTCTTCCACTACCTCGTTGCAGGTGAGACATACTCACACAAGGGAGTACGCAGAAGCGAACCTTTCTATGATGTCATTAATCCACTAGACGTAGATTATGATAAAGACCCAGACCTAGAGTTTGTAGAAGACGGGGATTGGGCCATGGTTAGAAGATTTGCTCACGCTTCTACTATTATAGATCATTACGGAGAATACCTTACAGACGAACAGATACTTGAGCTGGAGAACCCAAGGCATTCCTCAGTAGATACATACTTGCTCTACAGATCAGAAGCATCTGGGGGCGACGCAAACGTATCACGTAACAGAACAATAGAGGTTATAACCGTATACTGGAAGAGTAGAAAGCGTATAGGATTCTTGACATACACCGACCCAACAACCGGTATGGAAGAAGAGATGGAGGTTGTAGACGGTTTCCGTATGCCTGCTGAGCTCAAAGCAACTGGGGCAAAAGTTAGATACGAGTGGGTGAACGAGGTATGGGAAGGTACACGTATCGATGGGAGATTCTACGTGAACATTAACCCTATCCCAAACCAGCGTACATCACTAGACAACCCCTCACTGTGTAAGCTGCCTATTAACGGTAGAAGATACTCTGACATAAACTCAGAGAACATATCCCTAGTATCTCTAGGTATACCATTCCAACTCAACTACAACATTTTCAAGTACCGTATGGAGCTTGCACTTGCACGTAGTAAGGACATCATAGCACAGTTCGACATCAACATGATCCCCAAGAAGTGGGACTTGGACAAGTTTATGTACTACGTAGAGGGCACAGGTATAGCTTGGGTTGATTACAACAAAGAGGGTATACAACTCTCACCACAACATCAGTCAGTACTGGACATGTCTATTAAGACCGTAGGACAGTATATACAGCTCCTAGAATCAATCTTCTCCGAGTGGGAAAGGATATCTGGGGTAAACAGACAAAGACAGGGTATGGTAGGCCCCTATGAAGGCAAAGCATCTTCACAACAGGCCATCATGCAATCGTCACATATTACAGAAGACTTGTTCCGTAAGTTCAATAGGTTTGAGCAACGTGAAATGCAAGGTCTACTTGACTACTCTAAAGAAGCTTGGGTAAGTGGAAAGAAAGCTATGTATGTGATGCCAGACAACCAGATCGATATGTTCGACCTTGAGGCAGAAGATCACATGGAAAGCGAGTATGGCATCTTTGTATCTGATGCAGGCAGAGACCTTGAGAAGCTGGACCAAGCTAAGCAGTTGTCACAGGCAATGATTCAGAATGGTATGAAGACATCAGATGTACTCAACTTGTTTGATACTGAAAACTTCACAGGAATCAAAGCTAAGATCAAAACCGCTGAAAAAGCTAGAGAACAACTGGAGCAACAGCAGCAACAAGCTCAACAGCAACAGCAGCAGCAAGAGTTGCAACTCAAGCAACAGGCATTGCAACAAGAGCAGTTGGAGAAAGACAAAGACAGGCAGGTACAGATCGAAACAGCTCTCATCCAAGCAGAGGCACAGGATACCACAGGTAAACTAAACCTAGACCTCGAGAAGATGTTGAAGCAACATGAAGTAAAGCAGCGTGAACTCTCTATAAAGGAGAAAGAACTAGATAGAAAGAATGACGCTCAATAATAAAGAAAGACGGGAGCTCTTAGATAGAGCGAGGGCTTCGGGATACTCAGGTTCTATTATAGATGTTTATGAAGGACATCGTAAGGGTAGGGACGTAATAGCCGAGTTTGAAGCACAAAAGCAGGGGAATATTGCTGTCACCCCGTCGCAGCAGCAAGCAGGACTTGGCCCCGCTCATCAGGCAGGTAGGACAGACCAAAGTATGGTTTTCCCAAAGATCGGTCCTAACGCGACAATGACAACTGCGAATAAAGGTTTGAAAGCAAACCTGGACGTGAAAGGCTATGATGACCGAGGTCATTTAGTGAAGTCATACGAGTCTGTCCCGCCTGGTGTTAAATCCCTACCAATGGGACCTAGAGCAACTACAGTAGTGGAAACCCCAGCACGTTATGCAAGGCTTGGTGGATTCCTAAGTGATATATAGTAATAGTGAGTATAAAAAATAATTTTATACCAAAAGTTTAAAACCAAACAAATATTTTTGCAATGAGTGATGAAAAAAAATTAGACTTTAGCGCTATCTCTTTCGACAGTGTCGTAGGTGATGGAGCACAAGGTTTAGACCTAGCAGAGGAGACTCAAGAAGTTGAGAATCCCACAGAGGAGCCTTCTAGTAATGAACTTGACCAAGACGTTGAGGACGTACAAGAAGACTACGGAGATGAAGACCGTGAAGACGGAGTCGACGAAGAATACAACGACGACGACGAAGACCTTACAGTTGAAGACTCTGACAATGATCTAGACTCTTCGGTAGCAGTAGAAATTGCTGACACCCTTGGAGTTGAAATGGAGAGCAACTACGCTGATACCGTAGAGGGCTTGACAGAGTTTGTTAGAGACGTATCTCAGGAAGTAGCAGAAGATCAGATTGAAGATCTGTTTCAGCAGTTCCCTCTAGTACAACAGCATTTGGATTACGTCCTTGCAGGAGGTGATTCAGAAAAGTTCTTTGAAGCATACAATCCTAATTTGGATTACAGTAGTTTCCAGATAAACGAGAGTGATACTGGAGTCCAAGCAGCGGTACTTTCACAGTACTTCCAAGCTAAAGGACACGAACCAGAGTTCATTCAAGAACTTCTTGAAGACTACCAAGACAGCGGAAAGCTATACTCTAAAGCAGAGGCAGCTAGACAAGCTCTTGGACAAGCTCAAGAAGCACAAAGATCGTCTATGTTGGAACAACAACAACAAGAGTATCAGGAACTAGAGGCCCAGCAAGAAGAATTCTGGGAAGGAGTTGCTGAAACTATTGAAGGCGGTAACGAGTTTGCAGGGATACGAATCCCAGATGCAGACAAGTCCGACTTCTTTGACTACATCTCTGCTCCGGCAGATGAGTCAGGCAGAACTCAGAGAGATATCGATTACTCTGAGGCAGATATGAATGTAAAACTAGCAATAGACTACCTAATGTATGGTGGTTTTAAGCTAGACGAAATAATTGACACTAAGGCCAGAACAAAGAGTGTTCAGGGACTTAGAGACCGAATTGTTAGGAACGAGGGGCAAGTTAAAAATTCTAAACGAGCTCAACGTACCCAACCTAAATCATTTGATCCAGATCAGCTGGACATAAACGCGCTTTTTTAAAACAAGCAATTAATCTATTTAAATAAATAATCATGGCATTGACTAACGTACTGAAAACGTACTACAATGATTCGCAGATGACTGACACCAATTCGTTGGTCAATGCGTTGATGGAGAAGCCAGAAGAGCTGTCTCCAATTATCACGCACCTCGCAGGTCGTGAAGAAAAGAAATTCCCATTGTCTTTCATGACAGAGGGAGTAGGTAACACTAAATCTATCGATCGTTTCGAATACGAGTACCGAGTGAAAACTCATGAGGTAAACGTTCGTCCCGTGGTTTCTGCAAGTGGAACAGGAGTTAGTGGATCAACTTTTACTATTACTTTCCCGGATCGCTGGTTTGTATTCCCATACACGTTGGTTTCTGAGAGCGGTGTTCTTGCACGTATTATGGAAGAGCCTCGTCAGAAAGCTGACGGATTTGAGTACACAATGAAGCTCGTATCTCCTGATGCTGCAGCTTTGTCTTCTACAGGAGACCTTGAAGAAGGCGCAATGTGGGGTCAGTTGTATGCAAATGTTGGAATCGACTTCTCTCGTGGAAACGCTTCTAACTGGAGTGCACCCGGCTTGGTGAGATCTAAGATTGGTACTATCCGTAAGTCTTACCAGTTCTCTGGTAATGCAAAAGACTACGTTGCTGAGTTCGAACTCCCATTGAAGGAGGGCTCTACAACTAAGTTGTGGATGGACTATGAAGAGTATCGCCATATGTTGAAGTTCAAGGAAGAGTGTGAGATGTACTACTGGTATGGCCAGAAGACTCATGACTCTACTGGTAGAACTAACATGGTGGACGAGAATGGCCAGCCAGTTGTTTCTGGTCCTGGTTTGTTCGAGCAGATCATCAACAAAGACACTTACTCTACGCTTACACAGCAGAAGATTGAGGACGTCATTGGTGACTTGTTCTACGGAATGACTGACGCTACTGATAAGCAAGTGACATTGTTCACAGGTATCGGTGGAGCACGTGAGTTTGATAAGGCTTTGCGTAACTACTACGGTTCTAGCTCAGGCAGTGCATCATCTCCTGGCGCAACTAGAGGATACTTGCAGACTTCAGAGTCTAAGTTCATCACAGGTAGCGGACGTAGCCTTGGTGTTACTGGTTACTTTAACTCTTATGACCACATTGATGGGCATACAGTGAACGTAGTTAAAGTTCCTTTGTTTGACCACGGTCCTGTTGCTCAGGCTTCTCGTAAGCATCCAGAAAGCGGATTGCCAATTGAGTCGTACAGAATGACATTCGTCGATCAGTCTACTTATGATGGAGAAAACAACCTCCAGATGATTAACAAGAAGGGTCGTGAAATGCTGCGTTGGGCTGTTGCTGGTTCTGTTGTGCCTAAGGGCTTCACAGGATCTGACACTCGCGCTAGTGATATAGACGGTGCTTCTGTGCATATGTTGAAAACAGCTGGTATCCTGCTTCGCAGATTCGATACTTCGCTTGATCTACAGTGCACTGCATCGTAATTTGTGTTTGGTTTGCATAGGGGGGACTGCAACGGCGGTCCCCCTGATTGCAGCCAAATTTGTAAACCAAGCAATTGAGTTATTCTTTGACTAAAGAACAACTTAGTTATTCTTTCTAAACTTTAAAAGAACATGAGAAAAATTTATATTCGACGTAAGGAAACATCAAGTTACCTTCCAAAAGAGGTCCGAGTAGGAGCTCGCGTCACAATTGGTTCTATATTTGTAGGACGACAACCACTCAGAGGAGTGGAAGGAGAAGAGGCTAAAAAGTACCTACCAGGTCTTGTAGGCCTACCGTATGATCACCCAGACTTTCCTTCACGGGAAAAAGACTACTGGGCAAGTTTAAGAGTCAAGGTCCCGTTTGAGGGAAAAGAACTTGATATTAGTACCCACGAAGATGGTAGTCCTATAAATGTTGAAGATTACATTACTTACAAGTGGTGTATGAAACACAGACAGGTAGTTGAGACTAAAGAAGAGTTGGCTACTACTCAAGGTGCTAGATTCTACATATACGATCCTCAAAAGGATTTGATCAAAAAGAACGCAAGAGTTAAAATTGCAAAACAAGCAGATAAGGAGTTTATTAAAGCTTCTTCAGATGTTTCAAGAATGAAGAGATTGTTGAGGGTGTTGACAGATACAAACCCTGACAAGCTTACAGATTTGGAAGTTGAGAATAGTTTGTACGATTTGAAAACTAAATCACCTGCTAAGTTTCATAAAGCAGCCGTAGATAAAGATCTTGATCTTAAAGACGAGATTGCTGAGATGATACAACAGGACATCATTCGTAAGATAGGCAACCAGCATATCCACGGTGATGAGACAATAGGAGAAGATTTAACTGATACTATCGTATACTTTAAGAATAAAAAGAACTCAGGAGCAATAAATGCACTGAGGGCAAAACTCAAAGAAGTCAAGTGACAATAGAAGAGATGCATATAGCAGTCAACCTGGGAGTCCAAAAAATTGGGTCTTTCCAGGTTGACAATCTCTTGCCTGAAGAGATAGACCACGAGCTTAATTTAGCTCAGCGTCGTTTCATCAAGCAGAGATATTCTAGCACGTCCAATGCTAAGCAACAAGGATTTGAACAGTCTCAAAAAAGACTTGACGATCTTAGGAACTTAGTGGAGGACTTTACTGCTTACGAAAATTTTTATATGGGACCGGTGTATACATCGAGTTCTAGAGGAGACATCTTCGTAGATAGGTACAAGCTGCCGCTAGATTACATGCATCTACTCAGTGTGCGTAGTGAGGTAAAGGATGGATGCAATAAGCCAATACAGATATCTGTAACCAACAGTACAGACCATTACCTAAGAATACCTACAACACTGAACCTACAGGGGTACTATCTAGTAGAGATACAGATAGCAAACGAAGAAGGAGGAGCGGATACAATTAGGAGCAATCAAAATGGATTAACCATAGATGATCTCAGAGAAGACACGTACCCATTTGGTATAGAGCCCAGTCTTTCTCCCAATGACACATTCAGTGATCTGACTAGCAATAGAAAGTCTTCAGATTCTCCACCTGCAGATGCTAATGAAATATTTCTAAAAAGGAATGAAGCTGAATCTTCAGAAGATGGAGGATTCTTTTCAATGAGTGCAGATGGTAAAGATGCAACACATGCAGGAGCTTATGCTATCTTGATATTTAAAGATAGAGCGGGCAATGAAGAAACGATAAATGTAATGCAGCCCCCTATTAGTCTTGTTAACCAGACAAGAACGCACTCTGCAAACGACACTAAGTTCTTGACTAAACGCACACTTTGTAAGTACGTTCAGCAAGATGATATATACAAAGTGTTAGATGATCCATTTTCAACGACAAAAGCTTCATCTCCTTTGTATACAATGCAGGAAAATTTCGTAGATTTGTATTCGAACATAATGTTCTTGCCAACTACGACAGTAATAAAATATTTACGGAGACCAGCCCTTATGCGCAGAGCAACAGGTTCTGGTTCCGAGTTGCCAGAACATACCCATGATGAGGTAGTTGAGATGGCAATTAAAAGCATCTTGGAGGCTATTGAATCTCCTAGATATCAATCACAATCTGGGGAGGTCCTAGAAAGTGAATAATTTTGTTTAATCATGAAAAAATAAATAATCATGAATCAAGTTTTTATTTCGAACACTCTTACACCTATTATAGCTAATATTGAAAGTAGTGGGAGCACCAAGCAAGATTGGTCTAACCTTGCTCACGTTACAGCAGGAGGTGATGTTCACGAGACCGCTATGTGTGGGATATGGGACCCTTACGGCCAACAGTTCCTAGACGGAACAACGGCAGCATTGTCACTTATACAACCAGACAACGTAGCTAAGATTACAGCTGCTGATGGCGCTTGGGCAACTGATAGTATTGGGGAAGCTGGCAACGTTGCAGCAGATCAACACGTTATTACAGCTCAACCTACTAGCCCGCAGTGGTTGAACCAAGCGTTCCAAATTGTTCAGGCTATGCCTAGTGGTCAGCCAGTTGCTTCACCAATCATCCACACTAGTCAAGTTAAAAGACTTCGTTGGGATCCATTTAATGCACCAGTGTTGCACAAGATTACTGCAGCAGCTTCTGGTTTGACAACTGCTGTTGTATCAGGTGATACTCTACAGTTGATTTTGGTAACAAGATTTCCTGGAGATGTTGCTCGCTACGAAGCACAGATTAACCCAAGCGGTGCTGTGACTAACGTAACACCGGCATTGTCTGCTGCATTTGACAACCCTAAGCGTATCTACAGATCTTCTGAGTTTGTTTGCACAACTGATGTTGAAGCTGATATGCACAATGCTTTTGCTGATTTGGTAATTGCTGATAACGCTAGTGGTAAGAACTCCTTCAGTGACTTCATTACTACTACTATAAGCAGTAATGATTTGGTACTTGAAGCTAAGTTCCAAGGACAGATCATTGATGCATTTGTTGTTGTTAATGGTAACAAGAGCCACACTTGTGGTGAGACTACTGCTCCAGAGATGGGTGTTGGATCTTTTGCAGAAGTTCTTTCTGCTGAAAAGAAAGCACAGTACTCTCAAGGGTTCTTCAACAGAATGTACCTCCCAACAGGTGGGGTAACTAGTGCAAGCACTGCTCCTGGTTCTGCTGGTACTGGGTATGACAGACTCGTTATTGAGTACATCAATAAGAACGCTGGAATGCCTGGATTCAACGGACAAGGCAACACTAGCACAGCTACTATGTACGTTCCAAACGATGTATCATTCGCAGCTGAGGCTACAGGTCTTGCATTCGAGGATGTATGGGGTCTTAGCAGACTTAACGCTGACGCAGCTGCTGCTGCAGTTGAGTACTGCTGGTAATAATTAATCTATAAATTAATGGGGGTGCAATTGGGCACCCCCTTTAATACTTTTAAATCATGGCATCACGAGCAGTATATAACGACACCAAAATAAGAGTTAAAGCTTCTAAGCTTAAACCAAGAACTAGGTACACCATTGAGGTAACAGACCTTTCTACAGGTACTTCTACTACTTTTTCTGAAAATTCACGTAAAGGAACTTTCACTAAGACTGTAAAACTAAAAACAACTGGTGTTGTTCGTACTGTAATTCGAGATAGCAAAGGAGTAATAGTTAAAGACAACTATACAGTCTCTACTGCAGAAATAGACTGTTGCATAGCTAAACTCGTACACGACGCTATAAACTGTACGTGTAAATGCAACAAGTGTGTTGAAGATTTAAAAAGAGCACAGACTATACATCTATTGTTACAGTCTGCAAAACATGAAGCACAAGTATTGGGTGCAGGTGAATTGGCAAATGCCAAGGTATTAAAAGCTAAAGAACTTTGTACGGAAGTCTGCGCCTGCGGATGTTAATACGAATATAGATGTCTAAATACTCAAAAGCGTCAAAGACTACTAAAAGTAGTACAACAACTAAGACTACCACAGTTAAAACCACATCCGGTACAGGTGGTGGTGGAACTGGAGGGGGTTCTACTTCTGTATCTGTAGCTGCGAAGGCAGCTGATGTTAACATTAAAGACGAATCTATTAATGTCAACTACAAGCCGTCCAAGCACTTCTACGTCACCCCAATATCTTCTAGGACTAATGATTATCATGCAAATACTGCTATCATAGCTCCATATAGAACCTATTTGGGATCTATAGGTCCAGCAGCTAATCCTGATGGGAGTATATCTAATGATGTTAATGATGGCCTGTTTTTAAGAACACAAGGATTTGCAGAGGTAGTGGGAATACTGCCTACAGGTATACTTAAAGCCGGCTCAGATGAGATAATAACAGGAGATGCTCTGTTAAACAAGATTCGTAGTGTAACCTACGATTACAGACCAGGGGGGCATAAAATCATTAGTATACAATACGAGATTGGGGAGAGCGGCAGCTGGAGAGAAGATTTATATAGCATAAGATTCAATGTACTATTTTCAGACGGGTCTCACAAAGAGATTTTCCAATACATAGTACACAATAGAGTAGCGGAGAAGATACCACTAAGGACGCAAGACAGCGATCCTTTATTTAAACCTTTGGAAAAAGATTCAAATTATGGAGCGCATGGACTTTCATGGGACGTAAAAGGTCCAATAAACGCTAGAGATAGGCATATTTTTATATCTGCAGGGGCTTGGATAAGAAGTAACTCTAAAGGAGGAGTTTCATCTCAAGGTCTGAAACATGAGTTCTGGAGAGTAGATGATAAACCCTTAAGCTTTGGAAAGTTATCTGGTGTATTTCATCAGCAAACATACGATACATATCCAGACAACTGCGGGGATATAGGGGAAGGAATAGATGCGATTAGTGAGTTTATGTGGGATTGGAATAGAAGAAACAACCCTACACTCTCAAATAGTTTTGCAAGAAAAACAGGGGCAGACGGCTTTACGTATTCAGCAGCTAATACAGCAGTAGGCTCTGCTTTATATGACACAGTTAGTGGAGTAAAGTACAATAACCAAGGAGTATTAGCTGATGGTAATCTTAATAGCGGAAGTATAAATTGGTGTAAAGTCAATGCGCTAGGAAAATTTAATAGTGCTGAAGGCAGTAATACTTACTCCCAATACCCTTCTAATAGATTTAGTCCTATAAACTCCCAGTACGGTGCAGGAATAGGAACTTCTATAATGCATGATGGAATGTGCATAAAGGTTTTGAGCCTTAATGGAGAAAATCTTTACCAGTCTCTTGGACCAACTTCACAACAAGAAGGAGAAAGAGACGTAAAACAAATTACACTTGGCTTAAGAGCTTTGTATAAAGGTCAGTACCTGCAGGAAACAGAGACTAATCTAGGACCCTACAATGGAGGAATAATACCTCCATCTGATTCTATCGGTATAAATAGTGCTTTGTTTAATAATGGCGCAAACGGCATCAATATATCACATAATTCTGCTGATGAAGGACACGCAGGGGGCTCAAGAGATGTCTTTGTAAACCTACTAATAGGCAAGAGGGATAAATTCTTTAGGAATGCAACTACCCAATCTGCTGGAATAAGTACTATACAAAATCAAGCATTTGCAGCTTGTATGGGTAAGAAGTACGCAGGCAATACTTCTGAAGGAAACAAACAAACATACACCGATCAAATACTTAATGTAGAAGGTAATGGAAGTTTTGATGAGTTTGGGCTTATACTGCCGTACAACAAAGCGCTGAGTTTTGCAGAAGCTGACCATGCTTTTGGGGTTGAATCAAACCTAGAACCTACTAACCTAGGAGAGTACTTGGTAACAAATGTAGCTGTTACACTTGTGCCCTTTTACTCTCACATAGATTTCCCTGTACTAAACAAGACAGCATATCCAGGAGTTAATGGTGATGAAGATGGGACACTTTTTCAATCAAACGTTTTAACAGAGTTTGCCCCAGCACAAGGAGTAAGTGATTATGTAACTAGTAAGCAGTATAAAAACGCTAACAACGTAGTAGTAAACTCTATTCCTACCCTTTTCAATGTAGGTGGTTTTAGCGAAGTTCCTTTTAGTTACAGCCCTACTCATGTTAATCTAGATCCAAATACTACATTAACGATAGATAATACACACTCAGACGGCTACAGCTCTTCTCAAAACATCCACACTGTAGGATATGATAGAGATACTAGGCAGCCTTGGGGAAGAGTAAACTCTGTATACAATACAGGTGATCTAAGCTATGCAGCAGGAAGAACCTCTCTGTCAAATATGAGAACGTTCATTACTCTGTACCCAAAGAGTACTTTGACAAATCCCGCAGGAGTAGAAGCAGCTAATCCAGAGTTGACATTTTTGCAAACCAATATATACAACGCAAGTGCAACTCTATCATCAATAAGTATAGACGGAGTTGATACTTCTACTGATTTTGGGGGAAATACTATTCAATTTCAAACCAATCTCAGTGCTGCAGGTGTAGTTACAGGCAGTTCTTTACCTGTAGACGATAATGCGTATAACATATACGATTGGAAATACACCCCAGGCAGGCACTTGCTGGACGGATCTCTCTATCCTATAAATACAGATAATACTACAGACAATGAAGTAATAGGTCTTGCGGATTTTAATACTACAACAATACTGTTTAACCAAACTACCGTACAGGAGACAGAATTTAGATTGCTGGGAGAAATTAATGATACTACCACTGATAGACCTTTCATAGATCTTGATGTAGAAGATATAGCAGTAGAGCAATTTAACCTACAGAATGACAATGGTGTAGTATTTAATGCAGTTAGTTCTATTAAGATTTCTAAAACAGTAGATCATATTGGGGGTATTACATCAGGAGCTGCAGGTATTGGAGACTGGAGCAGAGAGTATGAGTTTGTAGTATTCGGTCAAACCGAGTACGAAGATCCAATAGTTGTTGAAGAGGTGCCTGGATGTACAGACGCAAATGCACAAAACTTTGATGAACTGGCTACCGTAGATGATGGAAGCTGTATATACTGCAAAGACACTTTGCCTGCAGGGGCTGTAGACCCACACAACTTCATACCTTACGGGGTAAATGCATCCGTTATAGATGCACCCCCAGTAGGAAATGGTTCTGCTTATGGAGGATTAAATGTAGCCAATGAAGAGTGGCTTGTAGGTAACATAGGAAATGCAGTAAACTACTCACCACCAGACGAAGGTATAGCAGGGGATAACCCAGGAGGTACTGCACAGTTCACTTCATTCCAATTTCAAGCAGGGGTAAACACTAATGCTATTATATCAGCAGCTAACGGTGAGGGGACTACAATTGATCCGTCTGAGTGGTTGAACTATTGGAACAATAACGTTGATGCAGGTGCTTATAGTCTGCTAATTTATGATATAGATGCTTTTGACTACGATCAATATGCGTGGGGTAATCAGGGAGTAGGAGGTAATGTTTACACAACACTTCCCATCAATGAGGGCTACAGCACAGTCAATGTACTTTTAAATAATGGGACAGCGCAGAATTTATCTTTTGGTACAAACTTCCCAGGCGATCTAGGAAATACAACACTTGGACTTCAAGCAGGCAAACAATACCTAGCTGTATTGGCTATCAACCCAAAGCAATGTAATATTACTTATTACTTGCCTTACAACTTCTGGGTGCTGTACTGCGACTGTGATGTATTTAGTGCAGATAACTGGGCGGGGGATGATTTCAGTTATCCTTGGAGCAACACTAACGCTTTCCCTGCAGGATATTCACAAGATCCTTACGCTTTCTGTCAGTCTAGTATACTTAGCAGCAGAACATGGAAAAAGTCTAAAGGGACCAATGACAAAGATGGACTATGTGTTTTCCCTCCGGATTTTGTAGACTGTACTAACTTTATAGACTTCTGTATAACGAGCACTTCCTTTGAATGTGACCTTATAGGAGATGTTACAACTGGATTTACAAACGTAGGTTCAGGACAAATTGCTGTAAATGTATTCGGGGTGTACACAGGATCAGACATATCTGGTCAAGAGTACGCACTTGTAACACAGGGACAGCTGTTCCAATTTGAGATTGAGATATTCCCTGCAGAGGGAGGAGCGTCAGTGGGCTCTATACAAGTACTTAGCATAGCAGATTACATGGAGTTGAGTGGAGGTGTAGAACCTCAAAACCTGAATGCAGTAAATATTCTATTTGACAATATACCTCAAGGGCAATACTACGTTTATCTAACTCAATTAGGAAGTCCATTCCCATCACAAGATCCTACTCTACCTCTATGTAGTAGTATTACTCCAGATGGATCAGATGGTGGCTTGGTGAGTGTTGGTATAGGAGAAGACTGTCCAGAGTTTATTGCAGGGTGTAATGACGAAGAAGCAACTAACTACGACCCAAATGCTACCACTGAGTACAATGACGGTACACCCTTTGATTTGTACAATGACACATGTATATATGAAGACTGTACTAACGTATTTGAGGCAACAGTTGTAACCGCCATATCAATAACACATAGTGAAGCAGAGTGTGCAACAGAGCCTGTTGACGATGGGCAAGGCAATCTTACTGAAGAAAATTTCTTGCAGGATACTGCAGTAGGGGGAGCTAGCTTTACAGTTGATACTGACCCTGACGGTAATGGGATATCACCTGATTTTAACATAGGCATTGTTTCTATGATAAATGGAAATCAGAGTGTTGGTAGTGAAACACTGCTTACTCTTTACTCTCAACAATCTGATTCTATTCTTGCTTCTGAGGCTACTGACCCACCTATCGTAGCTGGACAAGGCGGTGTTGTAGTAGGAGGGTTCCTAGCCACAAATGTTACAACAGTTCCCGAAGGGATGTTTTCTACTAACGGAATGTATGCAGGTAACTACCTTGTAGTTTGTATACCTCATTCAGTAGCAACTCTTGTAGATTTAACTCTAGTTGATTGTTTGGACCAGCTGGTTCAATTCTTGGACCAACTTCAAACGTTCACTATAGATCTTAATACAACCAACATCCCTAATGGAAGTTGTAATGAGCCGTGCAATGAAGTGTTAAACCCTCAGGATTGTGATGACTTTAATCCTGGATGTACAGATGAGTCAGCTACTAACTACGATCCAGCTGCAAACTTCGATGCAGGTAACTGCAATTACGATGGTACTGAAACATGTATAACAAACCCAGAACTTCCAGAATGCCAAGAGTGCGAGGATGAGGAGACTGGGGGACTTAAGATATGTGATGAGACCTTTGGTAATGAAGAAGGGTGCGGAGATCCAGAAGCATGCAATTATAATCCAGATGCTCAGGTATTTGTACCTGGCGACTGCGAGTATTGTAGCTGTGCTCCTGATTCAGAACTTTGCGTAGAGAACAATGATGATGATGAGTGTGAAGACGAATTTGGTAATGTAGATCCAGATTGCGATACCCCAGAGTGTCCAGATCCTACCAATCCTGACTGTGACACAGTTGTTATAAATCCTTGTCCTGAAGACGCAGATTGTCCTGAACCCCCTGTTCCAGATTGTATACAACTTGGAAATTGCCCTGATGAGCCGCCAATAAAAGATCCAAACGTAATTATAGAGGAGGTAGAAACCTTAGAGATATCATGCGATCCTATGTTCAACGGTCAAACTTTTGACGTATGGAGAACTGAAGCTATGACTTGCTCTGCAACAGAAGGAAGTAAGATGTTGTTTAAGCTAAGATCTGGAGTAAAGAATGCTAGCGAACACGATCTAATCAAACTTACTCTAATAAACTACCTATTCAATCAGGGATTAGATTTGTCTTGCTTGTACAGTTGTGAGTACGATAATAAAACTCTTAGGAACAAGTACCAAGAAAGAGATTGTAGAACAGACTGGATAAGAGGAGGATCTAAGAGATGGACACCAAAGAGCACATACAGTGCTGGAGAGACAGTGAGGGTAGTAAGAAATGTAAGAGGTCTTACTAAATCATCTTACCACATCGCTAAGAGAGATGTACCAGCACAACAAATAAGTCCTACAACTAAAACCACGAGCAATGAATTCTGGGTTAGGTGTAAGACCATACGGGGACAAAAAATAAACAATGAGTCTGGGCAGACTTATCTAAGAACTCTATATGAGTTTATGATAAAGTTCTGTCAGAACTGCACTATAGTTAATGACCCTGGTCCGAGTTTACCAGACCGAAACAATACTAAACCTATTCAATCTAATACAGGCATTATTGGATCTGATGACAACGAAATAATATTCTAAAATGGCAAAAAGAATCGTAGATCTTGGATTAAAATCCAAAAGTGCCTCTGTATCAAATGAGAGGCTAGTTATACAAAACAGCAAAACATCAGAGTCGTCTGCTTACAAGCTAGAGGATGTGTTTCCTGTGCTACAAGATGGCAGTACTACCTCAGGTACTAAGAGTCTAGGCAGCGCACTGGGTACATCTACCCTAACACCTCTATTTGTAGGAGGAGGTTTTGGTAATACTATAACAGGTAATGAAAAGAACACTCTTATTTTCAAAGGAATCAGATCTAATGATACTGTACTTGAAATTAAGAATGAGACCCTAAGCTCAGACCTGACAAAGACAAACTTGGTATTGGACATCAATCAAGCACAACTTGATCTAAGTGCATGTAACAATACCAGCTCAGCATTCCTTTCACAAGCTACACTCAGCAATTCAGCACACGTAACTGGAACATTGAAAGTAGCGAATGGAGGTACTGGGGCTACTGCGTTTGCAGATAAGTCTGTAATCATAACACAGGACTCAGGAACTGATACACTTGCTGCTGTAGCAATGTCTACAAACGGGCAAGTTCTTATTGGGGGAAGCAGTGGTCCTGCAGTAGGTACACTAACCGCAGGTACAAACATTACTATTACCAACTCTGATGGAGGTATTAGTATTGCATCTGCAATTGGTACTATATCAAGTTCACTAGATATGGCTAACAACACTATTGACCTTGGTACAGGATTCCTGTCAGGTGATGGTAGTGCAGAAGGTATCAGACTGGACAGTACGGGAAAAGTCTTTATAGGCAGTTCTACACCTACACCCTACTTTACAAGTGACCTGAACATCAACTCTGGCATATCTCTGGGACCTTCTAATGGAAGTACAGCTCAGGCAATAGCTATGAATGCATGTACATCAGGATCAAGCCCCGCATTGACTATATCAGGTTCTAGTGCATCAGGCACTGGAAATGCAGGAGGTAAAGTAGTTGTACAAGCTGGTGCAGGTGATACTAACGGCAACGGAGGCGACACAGAAATACATGGTGGTCTTAGAGCGGGATCTGGTACAGACGGTTCAGTTGTAATTAAGACAGGATCTTCAGGCACCGCTACAACTGCTGTAACTGTGGACAACTCACAGAATGTGACATTCGCTGCTGGTGTTATCCAAAGAGGTGATGCAGGCGTTGTATTGCATCAGAATACTCCTGCTACAACAGATGACGGTACTACAGTAGTATCTGCAGCCAACGTGCTGACTGGTATTGTAACATGTACCCCAACAGCTGATAGAAGTAAGGCTACAGACACTGCAGCCAACTACATCAGCACTCTTGGGTTGACAGCAGATGACGACGCTTTTGACTTTAGCTTAATAAACTTAGCAACAGATGGTACATCTTTTGTAACCTTGACTGCAGGTACTGGCGTAACACTAGTAGGTGCTGCAGTTATATCAGCACAGGACGCAGCAGAAGATGCATTTACTTCAGGAGTTGGACGATTTAGAATTAGACGTACAGGTTCTTCAGCAGTTAGTGTGTATAGAATAGCCTAATTTCATATATTTGTATTGTAAACCATAAAACACAATTAAAATGGCAACTACTAAAATAGAAGCTACAAACAGAGAGTTGCTTGAGGTCTTCAGAGGTCTTGAGTCAGTTAAACAAATCAAAGGAGCACGTTTTAGTGTTCTCGTTGGTAAGAACTTGAAAGAGTTGAGACATAAGCTAGAGCCGCTTGAGAAAGCAGCTGAGCCTACTTTTGAATTTCAAGAGGTGTCCGTAAAGATGCAATCACTTGTAGAAGCGCAAGACGCAGACGCAATGGAGAAGCTCGAGAAGGATAATGAAACCTTGATTGAAGAAAGGAAAGCACAGCTACAAGCTGTAGAAGATATGTTGGATGAGCCTACAGAGGCTTACCTGCATATGATTAAAGAGTCTCAACTCCCCGAAGAAATTACCGGTGAGCACATAGAGAGACTCCTTACAATAATCCAATAAATGGCAAGTATTACGACAAGACTAAGTGTAAGATCTAGAAACCTTTTCAGCAATGCTATTGGTGCAAGACACGATAAGTCTTTTGCCGTTAGCAGCGATGCGGACAGACGCATCAAAACTATTAAAGAAGCATCAGGGGCACCAGCTATCCTGGTAGATGCATCTGATTACTATACAGATACAGACATAACTTTGTTTGTGTTTGTAAAGAATGCTACAAGTACAGCTAATAAGAATTTGTTTATCCTAATAGGATCACAAATCATAGCTCGTCTTAAGCCCAACGAGTACATCTTGCTTCCTTGGCATGTAATGAGCGGAAGTAATGATGTTAAGATCTATTCTAACGATTCAACTAATGGTGTGAGGGCAGAGTACTTCGCAGCAAAAATGACTAGTTGATATGAGTAAGGGTAAGATAAAAGATACAAAGCTAGGAGCTTGGCTAGCAAGCAAAGCACCGAAAGTACTAGGTGTAGTAGGAGACCTTCTACCAGACAGTGGTGCACTAGGTGTAGTCAAAAACCTTTTGGACAACGAACCTGGTGTAGATCCTGCAGAAGCTCAGCGTGTAATTGATGCTGAGGTTAGATTCCAGGAGAACGTTACAGAGCGTTGGAAGGCCGATATGGGCAGTGATGTTAAGCTTGCAAAGCTGATACGTCCTGTCACGCTTATATGCCTTATGGGGATGTTTATGGTAACTATGTTTATAGACAGCATGGACAACGTAGCATTCAACGTAAAAGACTCCTACGTATCTCTACTCGAGCTACTGATGCTTACAGCATTTGGTGCCTACTTTGCTGGTAGAACTATCGAGAAGAAGGCAAAGAAGTAATGGAAGATGAATTCGATGACATTAGCTTTTTAGATCAGGATAAGCTGAAGAAGCAAGAAGATAAAATTAAATCTGGTGAGATAACGTGTAACATAGAAAATCCCGAGGAGTGTGAAAATTGTGGGTCATAATAAACCAAACACATGACTATAAATGAAATCAAAGACTTCCTAACGGGGAAGCCTGGGTATTTGAAAAAGAGTGCGGAAGTACTCTCAGGAAGACTAGAGTGTGATGTTGAACTTTGTGAGACAGCGCTCTACGAATCAAGAAAAAAGGCTAAGGAACAGCCTGATGATAACGCCAACAATAATGAAAGTGTTATCAGTGAGTTCCAAACGTTCCTTGACAAGAATGGCATCGCACCTGGTGATGTATCTAGCGTAAAGTTCTGGCAAACGGTATCAGGACACCAACGATTCTCCGTAGTAACAAAGGGGGAATCGATGAGCATGGATGCAATCAAACAGGAGATTGAAGAGTTTGCAGCTGAATACAGCCCGAAAGCTGCAAAGGTCGAGTATGAAAAGTACTCTGACCCTGTAGTATATGAGGTATCACTACCAGATATACACTACGGAAAACTCCACAATCTATCACTACGTGAGGTAGAAGAAGAATATCTAGCCGTTGTAGGAGACCTTATACATAAAGCAAGGGGACTACAGATAGAAAAGATTCTACTACCAATAGGTAATGATGGTATGAACTCCGAAGGACTTCGTATGTCAACTACCAAAGGAACACCACAACAAGACAACGGTGGATGGAAAGATACGTTTAGAGGATACTGCCAGTTAATGGTAAGAACTATAACTTATCTAACTACTATCGCTCCTGTTGATGTACTAGTGATATCTGGTAACCACGATTACGAGCGCATGTTCTATGCAGGAGATGTACTCGCAGGATGGTTCAGAAACGATGCCAACGTGAATGTAGACAACAACTACAGCTCTCGTAAGTACTATGAGTACGGAGAGAACATGTTATTGTTTACACACGGAGATAAAGAGAAACCGGCTGATATGCCACTAATAATGGCTACTGAAAACCCGGAGATGTTTGCAAGAACAAAACACCGTGAAGTTCATTGTGGGCACCTCCACAAAGAAATGGTCAATGAGTACAGAGGTATCAAAGTTAGGTTTCTACCATCTATTTGTCCTAACGATGAATGGCACAAGCAGATGGGGTACGAGGCTAAACGAACAGGGCAGGCATATATATGGAATAAGCAAAGAGGACTTGAAGGTTATCTACAAACAAATGTTAGAATTTGACGACATAGACGACGATTACGACTTCTCTTCTTCAGTTGAAGAGGAGTTGGAGATCTTAGATGAAGCATACAGAAATGCTTTTGATGTGGCAACTGGTAAAATGTCAGTATCAGAGCTTCTTGATAGAAGTCCTGATATGATATTCTTGCCCTTTGACCCAAGTGATCCGTCCACGTTTAAGCTTGTTGTGGAAGATATGATTAAGTACTTTGAAGAAAGTGAAGAATACGAAAAATGTGCTGAGCTAATCAGTGCTAAAGACAAGTTAGATGACTTTAGATGAGATCGCATACAATATCCTAAACCTTGTTAGGGCTGGTAGATCTAGTAATGATGAAATCATATCGCTAGACCAGATCAAGTTCAACATACAGCACTACCGTGCTATGTTTATACGTAGAGACTATGCTAGAAATGGCTATGTCTCTAATTCGCTTGAACAAGATTTAGGATGTCTTGATATTATCAAGGTAGATGCATCTAAATGTTGTAACTTACCACAAGACTGTCCTGTGTATAGGACGTCAGAGAGGTTGCCTCGAACAGTTAGATTTAACTTTAGAGACGCCTTTACATTCATAGGTAAGCCCAATGGTACAGGCACAATCCCACGAGTTGAACCTTATGAGGTTGAATACATACCCTATGATAAATACACAGCGGGCCAAACCAAGTTCTACGTTATAGATGAATACATATACATCTACAACCCTAAAGGACTTGAGGCGGTAAATGTAAGAGGGGTATTTGAAGACCCTAGAACAGTAGCAGAGTTTGCTACATGTGAAGATGGACAATGTTATGATGACCAGTCCCCTTACCCGCTTCCTATGGATATGGTTAGTATTATCACTAACGGCATAGCTACAGGAGAACTAACCTTGATGTCCACTGGACAAAATGATACTTCTAACGATAGACAACAAAACTAATTATGGCACTTAATACAACACGAGAAAGACTTCTCGACAAACAAAGAAAGGCCTCTGTAGCAACCCAAAAAGCTACAGAAGAAACCAAAACAGCTCAAGATTCAGCAAATACTTTGCTAACTGCAATTGATGCTGTACTTGATACTATTGATGAAAGAATGGACCGAGTTTCGGCTCCTACATCTACAGTCCTGCTAAGCGGCACTAAAGCTTTTACAGGACCTTTCTATGCACTCAGTGCGTTGGAGGATTCAGTAATTGATGCAAGTGAAGGTGATACCAACATTACAGAAAGTGATGATTCTGGATCAATACAAGACTTGTCTGGGACTCTTACTATACCTAAGGGTATGACTATCTACGGCAACTTTGGAGTTGTGGAACTTGATAGTGGTAAGATGATAGGATACGCAGCAGCAGGTGTAACAGTATCAGTAGCAGGATCATAACATGTTAGGTCTAGGAACATCAATATCATCGTACTCCGTTCTAGGAGGATATGAGAACTTACAGTCACTTGAGTTTGACGGTACAGGCGATGCTCTAGATATTTTTGCCGAAGCTGATCTTCAAACTTTGATAAGGGGAACGGGCCTTAGTATTTCTTTTTGGTTTAAAACAACGTACGACAGCACCTTTAATCTATTTGGTTATAGTGATACGGGTAACGTTCTTGCGGGAGGATTTGAGTGTATGTATCAATATCTTAATGCATCTGTTGATGTATTTTCAATGTTTATAAAATTAGGAGGTGCAACTGGTGCAACTATACAATTAATCAATCCAAGTTTTACAGACACTAATGACACTTGGACGCATTTGGCGTATGTAATAGCCAGAGGAGCAGACGACTCAACTAACGGTACTCATACTCTTTATATAAATGGATCGCAAGTAGGTACTGGTGCTACTAAAACAAAAAACTTTCAAGAGGCTACAACAGTGACTAGTGGACGAGGTTTGCTTTTTGGAGCAGATGACTCTAATGGAGTTGCGTCCCAACACTTTACTGGAAGTATGGATGAGATTGCTATATTTAGTATTCCTATTGATTCAGATTCAGTAGCAGCTATATATAACTCAGGAGTACCATTTGATCTTACAGAAGATAATGGTAATTATGATAATTCAAATAGATTAAACCGTTACTACAGATTTGTAGGAAGTACTCAAAGTGATCTTTCAGAAGACCGTGGTCTTAATGGAGTATCATTGACAATGGAAGGAAATCCAACAGCTAGTACTAGTGTACCAAGTTAAAATAAATTAAAATGGGCTGGACAATAATAGATAAATCAACGGCAGAGTCATTAGACTTTTCTCAACTACCGTTTACTAACTTAAGTAAACTTAGACATGCTTTGGATGGGCAACAAGTTGTTATCAAGTACATTGGAGATAAACCCTCGTTCCTTGACGGAACAACTGAGTACACATATGAAGAGATAAGTACTATCCTTAAAGGAGACGACTGGTCTGACAATACAGATCCTAGGTAATGGCAACGGCAGCATGGACACGGAAAGAGGGTAAAAGCAAGTCTGGCGGACTAAACCGCAAAGGCATTGCTTCTTATCGTAAAGCCAATCCAGGCAGTAAGTTATCTATGGCGGTTACTGAGAAGAACCCCAAAGGCAAGAAAAAGTCTAGACGTAAATCATTCTGTGCTCGTATGTGCGGTATGAAGAAAAGACGAACAGGATCTAAGGGAAAAAGAGATCCTAACTCACGTATTAACAAAGCACTTAGAAAGTGGAGATGCAGATGCAAATGAAACAATTACTTACAATACTATTTATAGGGCTGTCTAATATCATAGCAGCACAACCAAGCTGGGTTAACCTAGAGTTTCAGACCGACTCATACGGAAGTGAAAGTACTTGGGAGATATACATGGTTGGATCTGACAGTGCGTTTGCATCTGGAGGTCCATATGCTGACTCGTCTTATACAGAACAGCTTATACCCTTACCATCAGGTGAGTACAATCTTGTAGTGAACGATCAGTTCGGTGACGGTATTTGCTGTCAGTTTGGAGAAGGTTGGTTTAAACTAAACAATGACTGTGGTCTTGACTTGTCAGTATTTGACTTCAACACTGCACAGATAACAGTTCCTTTTATGTTAGAGCCTTGTGCTCTTCCCGTGCCTGGATGTACAAATGATGAATCCAACAACTACAATCCATGGGCTACGGTAGACAACGGAACCTGCAATGTTAGTGAGTGTCCAGAAGGTCAAGCATTTGTATCCATGGAGTTGACGCTAGACAACTGGCCTAACGAAACAGGATTCACTCTTGTTGATTTAGCTGTTGGTCAATTCTACGAACAAGTACTCCCAGGCGGATTTAACTTTGGTGATCAACTCGCTACATATACCTATGACTTCTGTGTAGCTCTAGGATTTGAGCTTATACTTACAGATACATACGGAGATGGTCTTAATGGCTCTTCAAGTGGTGGGCAGGATGGCGGTGTAGTTATTACTGCCTGCGATGAAGAAATTGTTTGGGAGCTAGAAGACTTAGCTTACTCAGAAAATGATGGTATGGTCCACTACTCTGGTCCTGTATTCGTAGAGCCTTGTGCTGCTGATAGCGTTATAGTCGGATGTATGAATGATGACTACGTAGACTACAATCCCCTGGCTACAGCACAAGACACATGTGAAGTGCTTCATACATGGGGCTGCATGGATTCAACAGCATTCAACTATGATTCAATTGCTACAATCTCAGACCTAAACAGCCCGTGCCTTACAACTATAAGAATTGGAGACGCAGCTGGAGATGGGTGGGGTAACTCACATATAGGCGTAAAACAAGGTGATCTACAGTGGATCTTTACCATGGGTCCTGGACAGTTCTCTCAGTCGTGGGACCTAGTTCTTGACTCTGACGAAAAGGTTGACGTATACTACTTTGAAATAGGCAGCCCCCAACAGCCTCCCCAAGAGACGGAGTTTCAAACACTCCACAACTCTATACTCGTAACAAACGAGCTTGAAGACACACTAATGGTAGAAGGACTCAACCCGTTTTTTGACAATGGTCAGGGAGCGCTTCAACCATTCAAGAACCCTGAGTGGAATGTATACAGCTTTACTCCCTACTGCGGAACTAGCTGTATCCCATTCTCATACGGGTGTACAGATAGCCTAGCATTTAACTTTAACCCTGATGTAAATAGCGAAGACGGAACATGCTACTACAACCCAGGGTGTGATCAAGCAGGCTACCTAGAATACTATACGCAAGGCTTTGAAGCTGACTACGATGATGGCAGCTGTCAAACACTAGCAGTCTTTGGGTGCACTAATCAAGATGCATTAAACTACGAGCCTGAAGCTAACGTAGATAACAACAGCTGTGTAGCTATAGTAGAAGGATGTATGGACCTAGACGCATACAACTACAACGAAGAGGCCAATACATCTACTGATTGTTTCTATGATGCAGGATGCATTACAGGACCAGGAGAACCATATTGGTTGAATGACCAGTGCTATGCATGGGTAATCTCTGTAGATCCTTACTGCTGTGAAGTAGGTTGGGATGAGGTGTGTGTAGAGATGTACGGCTACTGCGGCGACGGAATAACAAATGTACCTACACATATGGATCAGGTAAGAGTATATCCTAATCCTACGAGAGACTACATTAATGTACAAGCCCCAGAAGGTACACTTACTACAGTGTATAGTTCTACAGGACAGAAAGTACTGATGACTGCTGATACCCAAATAGAGCTACCAGCTGCAGGTGTTTACACTGTAGTAATCAATTACAAGAACAGAGTATTTAAACAAACAATCGTAAAGCAATGAGGTACCTACTAATCATATTACTGGCTTTACTCCCACTTACAAACTATGCACAAGGAGACTTCTACAAGAAAGTGCTTAGAAGAGCGACGTTCTACGCAGCGGCTAATGGCGGCAACTCGGTATCTGATGATGACGTATATTCTGTCACTACCGGAGCACTTACAACCGGGGTTATTGAAACACCCTTTGACTACTCTCTTACGCTTGGGGTCCGAAAGATTGCGCGTTTTGGCTATGAGAACAGAGCTAATGTATTCTATGATGGCACTGAGAAAACGTACGGGGACGCAGCAACAGTTGGAAAATTCAACGGACTTGAGTTCCTTGCAGAAGCAGATTGGAGAAGACAACAAGGACGCAACTTCCTAGATCAAGATTACTTCATACGATACATAGATGATTGGTGGGTTGTAAAAGCAGAATACCTGCAGGACGGCTTTGCTGACATTAGTTACTTCGAGGGATCACAAAGACTACGAGCTAAGATTGGTAAGAAGTTCTCAGTCAATGTAGGTGTAATGCAAAGAATCTCTGAGCCTTATGGATACGATCCATTGCAGGAGTGGGTACTTGACAATGATCAAATACACTACACTTCACTTGCGTTGCAAGAAGGGTACAGCATTGATGTAAATACAGAAGAGTTCTTTAACCCTCAGGGTGAGCTTGTAGCTAACGATGCTGTAATTTGGGAACAGGTAATAATACCTCAAGTTCTAGATGATTACGTAGCGTCTAAGAGATCAGAGCTTCAAGACCAATGGGTACACTCAGTTGTTATAGGCTTTGACTACTACCACTACAGCAAAGACTTCTGGGTACATAGTTGGGGTAACATGATGCCTTACCATTTGAATACAGATGGGGAATACTCATACCACAACTTTGTCAACAGCGATCAATGGGTTGACTTTGGAGCAGGATTGGTGTTTGGTACAAAGATTACAAAAAGCCTCGGCGTGTTCCTAGAGGGAAAATATAACAGATATTGGAATAGAGAGTGGCACGACTTCTCTGTGGGGATAAATTATATACTACTATAAGATGGCAAAGCAAATAGGAGAAGATACTAAAGTAACATTAGATCTTAAAACAATAGGGATGGCAGCAGCGGGGTTGGCTGCTTTAATTGGTATGTACTTTACGCTACAAGCTGATATAGCTCTAGCTAAAGAACTACCTGAACCTCCCCTACCAGAGATCACACGCATGGAGTTTGACATGAAGGATCAGCTGGTCCGTCAAACAATCATGACTACGCAAGAAGATGTTAAAGAACTAAAAGAAGATCTTGACCGCATAGAAGAAAAGATCGATAAATTGAAATAATGAAAATAACACTAGCAATATTATCTACGGTTCTACTGTCTACAGCAGTATATATATCCGTACCGGTAGAAGACCCTGAAATTGATAATTCAGGAATCTGCGTTGTAGAATTCAATGCCAGCTTTAATGCTGCTAACGGCGTCGCATGGATCGATAAGATAAGTGATTGCAGTGCTCGTAGGATTGATATAGCTTCTGACCCCAGCATGCAGATAGAACACAAGATAGTTGTAGTTCCAACTATTATTGTATTTAATGAAGGAGAAGAAGTAGAACGTTTTCAAGCTAATATTATGATGCAGCTTGAAGCAACAAAAAAAGACGTTCAAGAAGTAGTAGATGAAATTATAATGAGCTCATTTTAATTACTACCTTTGCATCACAATAATAACATTAATTAAAAAGACCGAAAATGGCAACTTTAAATGCAACTTTGACACTGTCATCAACCGACATCTCGTCAAACAGACTTAACATATCTGTTACAGATATACTTACAACTGCGGCAGCAGGACCCTCAAAGGGACTCTCAAGAGAAACAATAACAACCTCTGATAACCAAGAAATTTTGGATGAGGCAGTTAGCGGAGTATTTTATTTTTATGCAAAGAATCTAGACTCTACTAACTTTATCATTCTTCAAACCACTGCTAGTGTACAGTATGCTAGACTTGGTCCAGGAGAGTTTGCATTCTTTCCTGTAAACGATGGGGCAGGGGTAGAAGCAAGAGCTGATACATCTTCTTGTATCATAGAGTATGGATACTGGGCAAAAGGATAATGTCTAACCTACGCAGTTGGTTTAAACAAAACTCTGGAAGGGGCTGGGTGGATTGTAAAGCATCCAAAGCCGCTGGTAAATTTGTGCCCTGTGGTAGAAAATCTACATCCGAGAAAAGGAAGACGGGATACCCGGCTTGTCGTCCAACACTCAGCGCATGTACCAGATCAGGTATGCGTAAAAAACAATCAAGTAAACGGGTATCTTGGAAAAATAAAAAATCATGAAAAAGAAAATGTACGGCGGCAAAAAAACCATGAGAGCCGCAGGTAAAAAGAAAATGGGTATGGGGGGCAGCTACATGGAGCCCTCTAAAGAACTCATGTTTGGTGGGCCTTCTAAAAAGATGCAAGACGCTGGAAAGAAAACTCCAGGACAAAAAGCAGGCTTAATTGGTAAAATTCGTAAAGGAGGTGTACCCGCATATATGCTTCCTAGTGGTAAAGTTGTAATACAAGGATCTGCAGAATATATGAAAGCAGATAGTGCGTATACATTACAAGCTACAAAACGAGCTAAATTTAAAGCGGACCAAAAGAAAAGTAAAGATGCAGCAACAGCAGACAGAAGAGGTCCATCTAGAGAAGAAAAGCAAAATACCCCACAAGGTACTGGAGCAAATAGAACGGGGAAGAGCGGAAGTAATACTGATTCTAAAAAAGTAAATCAAAAGCTTGATGAGCTTAGTAATATGCCCGGACCTGCAAAGAAGGAGCTGAGTCCTTATGAAAAAGCTAAAAAGAAGAATCCTAATTTGGATAAACTAATTAGCCGTAGAAAGAATCTGGAGAAAGGTACATCTGAGTACAATCGTGTCCAGAATCAAATTAATGCTGCTTATGGAAAAGGACCACGACGAGACGAATCTATGAAAAAGGTTGAAGCAAAAAAAGCAGGACCAGTTGATTCAGGAGTAAAAAGACCTGGACTTCAAACTAAGAAGACAGCACCAGCTCCAAAACCTAAATCTACACCTAGAGCTAATACAGGAGCAGGATCAGGAATGGGAGGAGTACAAAGAGAAAAAGATAAGATTGCTGATTTAAAATCTACTCCTGCACCATCAGCCACTCCAGATAGAAGGGCTAAAAGACAAAACAAGAAAGCTGCACGTGGTGTAAAAAGAGATAAAATTAAAAGCGCTAAGCAGAAGCTTAAAGATGCTCGTAAAATGACAGCTGGTGGACTTAAGGACGTACCAGAAGGCAGCAAGGGTAAGGGCTTGAGTAAGCTTTCTACTAATGTCCGTAACAAGATGGGCTACAAGAGAGCTGGAGGTGCCAAAGACTTTAAACCTCATATGATGTATGACCCTAAGACAGGGAAAGGTATAAAAGCAAATACTTATGAAAAGCACCTAAGTCTTAAGAAGAAAGGGTACGACCATAAGAAGAAAGCTCAGTTTGGACTTGGAAAGATAGCAGGAGCTATTGCTGGAGCTAAAGGAGCTGAAGGAGGATTTGGTAAGAAGCTCATGGGTGCTGCTAAAGGAGCACTTGGTGGTGGAATGCTTGGTAGAGCAGCTGGAGCTGTTAAAGGTGCTATGGGAGGCGGTGGTATCCAAGGTGCTATGCAAGGCTTTAAGGGCGGAGCATTTGGTAACTCTAACCCCATGGGAGGACAAGAGCAACCTCAACCAGATGCAAGTGCAGCAGCTAGATACGGCTTCTCTCCTAAGAAGAAAGCAAAGAAGAAGATGTATGGAGGTAAGAAGACAATGAGAGCAGCTGGTCGTAAAAAGAAATAATCATGAAATATCCCAAACTTGACTATAAATCTGGAGGTGCTAAAAAAGATGCTTGCTATCATAGAGTAAAAGCGTCTGCCAAAGTATGGCCCTCAGCTTACGCTTCTGGTAGACTTGTAAAGTGTCGTAAAGTTGGTATCGACAACTACGGTAAGAGTAAAAAGAAATAAGTGCATACACTTAAGAACATTTATAAAGACTACAAAGAACATGTTGAAGACCCCATAGAGTCTAGTTTATTCAAACAGCTCTGTGAGGAATTCAACATGTTAGTGGTTGAAGAAATGTTAGAGGGCAAGGAGTTTAAGATGGGAAACAATCTTTCGTCTGTGTCTATACACAGAATAGAAAGAAATCCTACAAAGCCCACTATTGATTGGTGGGAAAGTAATAAGTACAAACAAGAGCTTATAGCTCAAGGTGAGGACTTATATGACGTTGAGACTGGAAAAGGATCTAAGTGGTTTATTTACTACACAGATCCTTGGTATTGTAAGTACTATTGGCAGAAGTCTAAGTGTAGAATACCTAATAAGACTGCCTATAGGTTTACCCCCACCAGAGGCATAAAGGGGAACAAAGAGAAGCTAACCAAGCTGCTCAAAGAAGATGAGCTAGCATACCTAAGATTTAAGAAGCATGGCAATATATAAAACAACATCCGCACAAGTAATACTAAGAAAGGTTATGCGTGACCTCAATCCTGAGGGCGCTGACTGGCTTGATGACGGAATAGAATGGATTGGTGAAGCTCTTGAACATATAGGGGCTAGTGCACAGCTAGAGTCTAGAACGTGTATAGTTGACATTAAGGACCATAAAGGACCTTTGCCTGCAGATCTATACTACATTAATCAGGTGTCTATAAATGAGTCACAAGATGCTGTTAGTGTGTCTAGTCAGATAAATCAAGTCAATAAAGATATTCAAGATCTGTCTAGCACGTACAAGTTTAGTAAGGATTTTATCTCTGCTACACTTAATAAACTTGCAGATGGTACTATAAGTAGCTCATTGGCTAAGGCGACTTTGGTTGATCTCGATACGTTGAATAAGACCTCAGACCAAACGCTTAACAAGTTGTTAGCAAACTCCTACGTGTTGTACAATCAATACATGTCTCCTAGCACAGGTAACCTGCAGCCACTTAGATATTGCACAGGTAATTTTCCAGAGGCAATACACTGTGAAGACTGTACACAGAATTACCATGCTTCATCAGAGTGCTACTTGGTAGAAGCAGATAGAATCAAGACTTCATTTGCAGAGGGTAAAGTATGTCTGTCTTACAAGGCTATGCCTACAGACGCAGATTGCTTCCCGCTAGTGCCAGACGACATTAGCTACAAAGAAGCTATGTTCTGGTACATATACAAGAAGATGTTGCTTGGAGGTATGCAGACTACTAATGGTATTGCATATGACTTTGCTGACAACAAGTGGAAGTACTACTGCACACAAGCACGTAATGCAGCTGTGTACCCAGACATTGAAAGAATGGAGAACTGGATGAATCAATGGGTTAGGCTTGTACCCAATATCAATAGATACGCAAATGGGTTTGAGAATCTTGCAGAAAGAGAAAGTCTTGACAGAGCTCCAAACTTTGCTACTATGAACACAAAGACTGACATCCTATGAAGAAGTTTGTAAAAGGAATGCATAAGGACTCTGGTAGAGTCGATCAGCCGCCCAATACTTACAGGGATGCATTGAATGCAAACTTGTACTATACTAAGGGAGCTATTACCAATGAAGAAGGTAACAGCATGATTGGGGGAGTGGGTATGGACGTAATTGGTTCTATCACCCTATTGGATAACCAAATACTCCTTTTTGCTCTAGTAGCTGATGTGTCTACTATTATTTTGGTATTTACAAAACGTAATGTTATGCAGGTCCTATACAGGAATGCTGCAATGAACTTTCAAAAAGAGTACCCCATAACAGGAGAGTTTCGTGTAGATGCCAAGAACGATACTATAGTATACTTCACAGACAACTACCATATACAACCAGAACCCTCTGTTGCTCAAAGTATTGCAGCTGGTCCTACGTTTAATCCTCCTAGAGCATTTAATGTTAGTAGACAAGTAGATCACATAGAGACTCAAGGCAACAGTGAGATTCTGTACGATGCAGACTTTAGTTTTGATGTAAACAAGTTGAATGTATTTCCTGAGGTTGGGAGACATTCTATTATAAGTCAGGTAAATATAAAAGCAGGTGGTGCGTTGCCTACAGGAGCATATCAACTAGCACTGGCTTACTCAGATGAAAACTTCCTAGAAACTGACTACTTTGTAGTATCTAATGCAGTGTACATAGTTCCCCAGTTTGAGGAAGCGTTGCCTGTAGACTCCGTTACAGGAGCACCTGCTGGTACACCTACCAATAAATCTATTGTATTCGATGTACAGTGTTTTACAAATAACAACTATACATTTCTACAACCTGCAATCATAAAGACTGTTGGAGGATCTACTACTGCCGTAAAGTTAGAAAGGACTAAGAGACTTACTGCAAATGGTGGTGTAATACAGGTAAGCTATACAGGACTAGAAGATGCAACTCCTGCTGCAGTAGAGGACATCTTGATAGATAAGGTAAAGTATGATACAGCTAAATCATTATCGCAGCTAGACAATAGACTATACCTAGCTAACCTACGTAGCCGTAAGGATATAGGATATCAGAGGTTTGCCAATGAGATTAAGATTGAGCCTATCCAAAAAGCCGTACTTAAGTTTGACAACCGAGTTTTTAACATAAACTCTCTAAACCAGGGATATGCAGCTATGCTTCAAGCTTTTGGTAAAACCATTGGTCAAACTTATGCAAGAAAACAAACTTTCACTATAGAAACATACAACGACGGAGCAAGACAAGATGCTAGTGTAGTTGAAGGAGTTATACGACGAACGTTCTTTGAGCAACTAAGAGAGCACCTTGTTCACCAAACTAGTAATGCCCTCTTAGGAACCTCAGCTGATTTTATAGCAGATTCAGGCTCTTTTCAAGATGACTACAACCTTGGGGGTAAAGTTTCTAGGGGGCATAAAAACTATAGACTAAATTGGAAACACAAGTCTTATAGAAGAGGGGAGGTATATGCCTTTTACATCTCGTTTATACTCAAAGATGGGTCTGAGACATTCGCTTACCACATACCTGGTAGAGCTCCAGTGTGTCCAGACTTTGGTGCTAGAGTTTCTGGACGAGCGGATCTTGATACTGAGATATGCGAAGACGCTACAATAAATAACAATGCTTCGCAATGGCAACGAATAGAGGGAGCATTTGAAGGAGCATATCCTTCTGAACTTGCAGGTATATATGGTCCTGGAGTTAAGGTGTATCAATTTGCAGACACATCCTTATCTCCATTGGTGCAATCATTGTCAGGAGGTAAGATGGGGTATTGGGAAAACGAAAATGAAAAGTACCCGTTTAATCTTGACTTTAAAAATAAATCTGTTTTTCATTCAGAAGGGGTTTCTACCAGTGGAAGTGAGACAAGTGCGACAGAGGATCTTAGAGGTCAAAATGTTAGACACCATAAAATGCCATCTAACCTAGGTGAGTTTAGTTTTGTGGAGACTGCAGATGAAATGACTGACGGGAGTGGTTATAATAGTTTTAAAGGCAATCAAGATTTAATTGATAACCCACTAGAAGATGGGGGGTCAGATCTAGAGAAACCTGGCTTGCAGGCTGATTATCGAACTAGGGACATAGTCAACAGAGATAAGGCTAGAATTCTAGGTGTAAGGTTAGATAATATTCGTATACCAAAAACCATACTATCTCAAGTTAGGGGGTATAAGGTGTACTACGCTAAGAGAAAACAAGAGGATAAGACTATACTCGGACAAAGTATGGCTATTCCTGCTCAACCTAGATATGCATCTGTAGATGTACAAAGTAGGTTGATTGCTAAGCAAGGCCCTTATAAGAATGGGTTTTACTTGTATGGAGGGCTGACTCATACAGATGACAACCATATGTCTGTCTATAGCTCTGCAAAAGAATATAGAGATACTCAAGCTGGTTCAGCCGCAGACGGTTTATATGTTGGTGACCCCGTGTTTACATTTCACGATTTCCAACTACTAAGAGACAAGCCAGACCTTACAGCAGCTACACACATAACGTGTCAATATGCTACTTTCTATAGAGCATTTCAAGGAGGGCCAGGCGTTTATGCTAAGACTGCAGACTTAGATGGAACAAATAGTTTGTTTGGAGACAACAGCAATCTGTATGATTCAGGAAAACAGTATGGAACTGCTACTAGGGTTACAGCTTTCCCTTCATTAGGTTGGGTACATCCTGATCTTGGCAATACTACTAATTTTAATGTAGATGGAGAAGTCTATGACATTACAGATCAAGTAATAGATCAGACAGAGGATATAACAAATCCTTATGGATTTTCTAGTCAGACTGAGGCAACTGATAATAAAAGAAAGAGGGGTTCGCAGAGAAAGATAGCAGATAATTCGAACGATGTTAGAGCCAACGAGTTCATGGTTAGAGCTTTTAAAGGCCAAGTCAACATAGCTTCTGGATATCTACCTCCGGGAGTTGCTATGGGAGCTCCTTCTGTTATAAAAGGAGGCAGCACTAAAGGCTCTGCGTTTGGGGATGGTGCTTCTTCTTTTTCTTTTACTTCAATAAGAGGAGATTGGACATGGAGTGGAGGTGACTATCAACGTGAAAACTTCTGGATGTATGCAATTGATCCAGGCAGTAAAAAATACGTACGTGGTAAAGTAAACAACACAGTCCCAGACTCTTCTTCTTTCCAAGGAGCTTCTATCCTTTATAACAGAGGAGGAGAATCTTCATTAGCTATTGGATTGGTTAGTGGGTTGCCTCACCTTAAAGGTGTACGTGCATCCATATCCAATACAGACGGGGGTGATTATGGGTTCTTGCAGGGTATGAGCCAAGATAATTGGGAGAAGCTTTCAAAAGACATAGTACAATGGAGTGAGGATAATCACTACTTATTCCCAGACGCCCCTAAAATACCTACAACAACAATACCTTCTCATATCTTTGCAGAGGCAAATTCAGTAGATAACTTCCCAAATACTCTTAATACAGCTACAGCTGAAGCGTTTAGAGGACTTAGGTATGGACTAGAACCTAATAACCAATTCCACGGCCTGCCTATGTCTTGGATGGTTAATATCAATGCAATAAAAACAGATGTATTTAACCCATTAGATAGGCAAGAGTTGGTGTGGACAGGATACTACAAAGAAATAGAAAGTGTAGATCTAGATACTGGTATAGTAACTGATTTAGATTCTAACGATATGTCAAATCCAGACACTAATAACTACTATGATGGTACAGCCACTAGTGGATTTGTCTTTGGAGGTGATACATTTATAACTAGGTATGGATTTAGAACTACTTCTCAAGGCTATGGTCATACCTTCTTTAGGGGATCTACAGGTCTAGGAGATCCAGGAAATGAACATGGCGCTAGTTTAGGGGGGGATCTTACTACTTCTGGAAGTGGTGGTATTAAAAATAAGAATGCTTTCCATCTAGCAGAAGGTACTAGAAGAAGATTCCAGGGAGATATTCCTAACGAAAGAAATACCAAGCAATCATTGTCATCTGGAAGGTGGGGTAAAACCAACGACATGAACGTGTGGTTTGGGGGTACATCTAGTAATCAGAATGCGAACCTAGACGTAGTAAATACTTCCGGTGACAGAAATAAAGTTACTCGGTCTTTGTTGGATAACGGTGATAACTTTGTGCAGGGAACAGTAGATCCAGTAAGCACAGTTTTTTCATTCCTTTGTGAGTCTGATATAAACATTGGATTTAGACACGGGGAAGACAAGGAGAAAGGTGTGGATGTTAAATACTTTGACAGGGATACAGCAAGTGAAGTTCTTTTTGATCCACCTACTAATGATCATACAGAGCAAGACAACTTGCTATACAATGATGATTACTCTCTTCTAAATGAAAAGAAAGTAGCTAGAGCTTATCCTAAGAGAAAGCCTGGAGATGAAAACATATACGAGTTTGCTACAAGAGTAATAAGATCTAAGCCTACTGGGCTGTTCATTGGAGATAAGTATAGAGAGTTCTTGGCAAATGATTTCAGAGATATACCTAAGAACAGAGGAGATATCTGGGATATATACACGCAGAATGGTCAGTTGATTCTTCACACAGAACGATCTCTGTTTATGACAAGAGGTAAAGAAGAGTTGCAGATTAGTGCTGCTACAGCATTTGTGGGTAGCGGTAATATCTTTACGCAAGATCCAGGAGAAGCTCTAGAAACAGCTCTTGGGCATGGTGGAACTAAATCTATCTTGTCTGGTATTAGCACTCCATTTGGTAGGTTCTGGGTCTCTCAAAGAGACTTTAAATGCTACATGTTCCAAGGAGGAGTTAAGGAGATATCTATGGGAATGGAGTCTTGGTTCAGGGAAAACATGCCTTACCAAGTAGAGCAGTATGGAATTAATCTAGAGGACACTAACATACAGCTAGATGCACCAACCTCTGATACCCCGTTTGGATTTACTTCAGGTTATGACCCTAAGTACAAACGAATCCTTGTGACTAAGAAGGAGATGCTGCCTACAGATTTATTCTTGTCCTATGTCAGTGATGGTCTTGTACAAACCGTTAGACCAGATAAAGAGTTTTTGCAAGATAACTTTACAGCTGAGGATGTTATTTACACAGGAGTTCTAGTATTTGTAATATACGACTCTGCTGGTAATCCTGTTGACATTGCATCTTTTGATAACTCAGATTACTTTGTTCCTGGAGGATGGACACTGTCTTATTACCCCGAACTAGAAACTTGGGGCAGTAGACACAGTTACTTGCCTAAGATGTATGCAAGTACTCCAGAAAACTTCTACAGCTTTGATACTACAACAATGTGGGAGCATAGCAACAATGCAGCTCCTGGTAGTTTCTACGGAACAACATACCCATTCGAGTTTGAATTTATAGACAACTCTGCCGCAGCTAACTCCAAAGTGTTTAGCAGTATTGCATACTGGGCAGATGTAGTAAAGAAAGATGGTACGTATGTAACAGAATATGAAACAAGAACTATACCTGGTTTCACATCCTTTTATACGTACAACAGTACTCAAATATCAAGTACTAAAACAAATATTAATTATTTGAGTAATGCCAGACTTGTAGATAAATTTTGGTATATTAACTCATTCAGAGATTTCTCTAGAACAGCAGCTGTTACGAACAGCTACATAAACACAGGGACTCCCAACGTGGTTGGCCAGATAACTCAAGAAATAGTAACTACTTCTGAGACTGAGCCTATGTTTACATCTGAAGGAGTAGTGAATAGTGCGTACGTAGACACTGAAAAACTATGGCACGAAAGACGACGTTTTGTTGATCACTACCTGGGTGTAAGACTTAGTAACGACAACTCTAGCACAAATTTGTTATATTTGTATGCTGCGGGTACCAAGTTCCGACAATCATTACGATAATGGCAAATAAAAAGTGGATACAAAAAGCTAACAAGCAAATGAAAAAGAAAGGAACTGTTGGTGCTTTTACAGAATACTGTGGAGGTAGAGTAACTCAACGCTGTATTGATAAAGCTAAAGCCAGTGAAGATCCTAAGCTAGTTAGGCAAGCTGTATTTGCTGAGAATATGAGAGGTCTCGGGAGCAAAAAGAAAGCTCAAGACGGGATGCTTCAGACACCAGGTATACAACCAGCTGCTATTGAGCAGAATCTACAGGTGCCTCAATTACAAGTACCAGGAGCTAGTGTAGCAGATGCAGTTACAGGAGGAGGATTGAATGTAGGGGGTATGCTCCAAGATGCAGGTATGTCGCTTGCGGGTAAAGGACAAGACCTACTTAAAGGTATAAAAGGTGGTAAGATAGGTGTATCTGCAGCTACAGATCTTTTAGCTAAAGGTGCTACGGCACTTATAAATAAAAAGTCTGGTACAGCTGATGATGCTCTTAGAAACGATAAAACAGAACGTACAGGAGCAGCTGTAGGCGGAGCTATTAAGGGCGCAGGTAAAGGCTTTGATCTAGGTAACAAGATTATTCCAGGACTTGGTGGTGTTATAGGTGGTGCTGTTGGTGCAGTAGGAGGTGCTTTTGGAGGTAAAAAGAGAGCAGAAAAAGAGAGAGTAGCATCTGTGGCTAACTTAAGAAAAGAACAAGCTGGACAATATGGGGACATACTAAAAGCCAATGCAGCTTTTACTGCTAGGGCAGGTGGTATGAAGCTACCTGGTGGTCAAGTAGTACCACTTCCTGACGGAGGTAAACATTACATTGGTAAGAAGCATGAGTCAGGAGGCATCGATCTTAAGAGAGACAACATAGAGGTAGAAGGGGGTGAGACAGAGCGACCAATTGTTGCTAGAGACGGCAAGACTATTGACTACATTTTCAGTGAACACCACAAGGTTAACAAGAAGATGCAGGCTAAGTATGGTGTAGGAGCTAATACATCATACGCGGATATACATAGAAAGATGGAAGAGGGGGGTATTGTTGCAGACTATCAAGAACTAGCCAAAGACCAAGAAGACGATATGAAGAAAAAAGGTAAAAACCAATACGGTCCTAGAGGCTCTAAGTACATCAAGAGAGGTGGTGGACTCAAGGAAAGCATTGCAAAGCTAAAGGCACAAGACGGCAAGAGTCCAGCGGATCCTATGGCAGCTATGAGAGCTATGCAAGCACAGCTCCAAGCTCAAGGTATAGGTCCTAACATAGATACCTCTGCAATACCTAAGAAGAATGACAAGCTGACTAGCATGTCTGAGGCTGATATGAAAAGAAATGAAAGGCTGGTGGATAAAAGGAGAGAGAAAAAGGTCATGGACAATATAAAAGATACTGCTGTTCTTATGGCTAAGAACCCAGAGTTACAGCTTGATGCACTTCAACTTGGTATTCAAGGTGTAGCTGCAAGTGAGATACCAGTGATTAGTCAGGGGGCTGGTGTACTAAATACTCTCGGGTATGCAGGAAGATCTGGGGTTAAATATCTAAAAGGTGATAAGCTTGGAGCTGGTGTCTACGGCACACTTGCTGGGGGATCTGCTCTGGGAGTTCTTCCTGGGGTAGGGGCTGCAGCAGATGCAGGAAACCTTGCGATACTTGGAGATAAAGTAACTAAGGGACTTAGCGCAGCTGGTAAAGCAGCAAAAGCAGCCAAAGCAACTAAGGGAGGAAATCTAGTATATTCTGCTAAAAAGCCTCTTAGTAAAGGTAAGAAGCTTAGTAATGTTTTTTTTGAAGGAGTTGATGAAGGAGCTATGAAGGTAGCTAAGAAGGCAGCGGCTAGATATGGTGGTACTAAGATGAAAGCACAATCTACTGAGACTAATGCATTAACATTTAATGATCCTATTACCGGTTTGTCTACTAGTGGTTTAACTGTAGGCTCTCCTAATATAGGTAGTGGAATTAGCACTAAGGTGCTGAGCACTAATCGAGGGGGAAATGTAACAGAACAACCAGTATCTGAAACTAACGCAGTTGTAGAGGCTAATACTACACCTCCTACAACTGCAAGTTCAACTAAGCCTAAGTTTGATGTTTTTGCTAATGCAGAGGAGGGTAATGCATTTAGACAGTGGCTGAACACCAATATGCCAGAGGATGCACAGAGACTTGATCTTGACCCAGAAGGCTCACATAACAATGCATACATTAGAAGAGCATGGGGTGAGTTTGGGGATGAGTTTGAAGTAGATCAATCTGACCAAGCGTATGATGAAGAACAGTCAACTGCAGGACAGTCTGCAATAGATGCAATCGCAGCAGGTGATATACCTGAGGGAGCTACACAGGATAAAGAAACGGAAGAGGAAGTACAAGCTGAGAAGGATGCAATTGAAGCAGCAGCAAAAGCTAGCACACCGGGTGATAGTGAATCAACTGTTGAGGAAACTACTGCACTAAAGCAAAGCCTAAGAGACCTTAAGAAAGCTAATAGAGCTGTACCACCTGAAGCACTAGCTGCTATGGCAGCACAAGCAGTAGCTCCTATCTATGCTCTTACCAATAAGCCACCTAGAGTTGGTGGATATGCACCACAATCTTATCAAGCACCTAAGCTTGGACGAGTAAGTGGTGAAGCAGATAAAGATAGAGTCGATCAAAATATGTCTGCACTCTTGGCTAGTATGGAAGGACAGGCAATGGGACCTGCTGCAGCAGCAAACTATACCAATCTTTTGAGTCAAGCTCAGCAACAGAAAGGCCAAATCGATCAAAGGACTAGGCAAGCTAACATGCAGCTAGGTGCAAGAGAAGCACAGATGCAGACTCAGGCATCACAGTTCAACATAGCACAGAACCAACGAGCACAGGAGTACATGAGAAACCTTGCTCTGATGCAAAACCAAGAAGAGTTTGCAAATAAGTTTGGTGCACTGCAAGCCATGGGACAAGGTGTAGCAGGCTCACTCGGCGACGTAATGAAGTACAAGTCTGATCAAAAAGTTGCCAAAACAAATGTAGCCAATACCTTAGATAAAGAAGGTAAAGATGCTCTTGAACGTGCAAACATTGCAGCTATAGAAAAGCGTAGAGAGATGCAGGAAGAGCTAAGCGATGCTACCGCTAAAGCACGACAGGCTAAGCAAGATCAAAAAGAGTCAGACAAAGCAGCTAAAAAAAATAAAAAAGCCCTAGACAAGGCAAAGAAAGCTGGTTATGATACTGTAGAAGAATTTGAAGCCGCTCAGGCAGAAGCTGCAGCTCAGAAGACAGCAGCTAAGCAAGCATTGAAAGATGCAAGAAAATCAAGACACGGAGGCTACACTCGTAGAAGAGGTGGAATCAGAAGAATAAAAAGATAATGCCGTTAAATTTCAATCCATACCAAAGCACGTACGTCGATCCAGGATCTGTAAAGATATCCGAGACGTTGAGAACTAGATTCGCAGACAACTTCAGCGCTGACGATGAGTTCTCTGAATCAATATCTAGCATGATAGCATTGACCCCTGACGAAGGAGCCAAGGCTTTACTAGAAGAGAAGTACAGATCTATACTAGATGAACGTGCGGACAAGGGTGACTATGAAAACATGGGCATGCAGATAGTTAGAGACGCACGTAAGTTTAAAACTGAGTACGACCCTATTAAACAGCAAGCTGCAGCAAGGGCTTCTATAGCAGAAAATCTCAAAGCTCGTAGAGATAAAGGGGATCTTACTGCAGGTATGTACGATGATGCGATGAGAGAGATGGATGCTGACTATGCAGCTACTGGTGGTGTAGCAAATCAAGGCTCATACAACGAAAGACAAGTATCTAAGTTTGTTAACGTAAACGAGAGAATCTTTGAGCGTATCAAGAAGCTTGACAAAGATGCTGTTGGTGGGTTTGAAGTAAACTACCTTAACCTGTCTCCTCAAGAGATAGCAGCAAGAGGTGGTGCAGGTCAGCTTGGTGTAGGCTATGATCCAGAAGCTACGTACACATACAAGACCAAAGAAGGCATTACTAAGTATGTGCCACCCGAAGATATACAAGCAGCATTCAACTCTATCATGGACGAGCCTGACGTAAGAGAGTTCATGCTACAAGACGCTAGGTACAGCGTCAATAGAATGGATGACGAGACAGCAACAAAAGTAGCTACTGACTTTGCTGCTAAGTTTAGAAAGGATGCTGAGGCAACTGAGGATGAGAACATGAAGAGAGATCTTAATGAAAAAGCTGCTAAAATGGAAGCAGAGCTAAACAACCCTGAGGGGGCTAATATAGCAGCTATTAGAGGTATGGCTCAAGAAGCTACATACTACGATAACCAATCCCCATTGTTCAAAACAGCTATGGCAATCCCAGGAGTTGAGCAAACAGGTGGTAGTAGACTACTTGATTACGACAAAGCATGGCTCGCCCTAAACAAAGACAATGGTGTAATCCCACTTGGAGCTGGAAGGAGTGGTGCTTTGCAACAGAATCTGGCTAAGTCAGGTCTTACATATAATGAAAAGACACAGTATCTAGAGAGTAGAGAAAACGTCCTTAAAGCTATGCAAGAGCCTGATTACTACGAAAATACTCTACCTGGGATAACGTTTGATACTCTTAGCGAGATGACTGAAGAGGAGTTCAGTGCAATGAGAGGTGGAGCTCAGCCAGAAGAACTTGCTATCTTTAGACAACAAAAGAATATTCAACTAGAGGCATTAGGAGAAGTGGAGGCTATGAATAGATTGATGGCTGAAACAATGGAGGCTACTGGTCAAACATCAGCCGCAAGAATGCAATCACTGCGAGCGGTAACAGGAGGAGAAGAACTGCTAGACGTAGTTCAAAAAGTATTCCCTGAGGCCAACGAAGAAGAACAGTGGAGAGTACTAAAAGCCTACATGACCGGTAAGATAGGTGAAGGAGCAGATCAAATTAGCATGGACGCAGTGATGCAATTGGCAGATCATCCCGAAGGATTTGGACGAACTAGACCAGGTTTATTTGATGGACCTCTCTCAGTTGTTAGCACTAAGGATTTAGCAAATAGACAGTTTGCTGGTAGAGATGTAGATGATATCCTGGATGATATGAATGGTGCTATAGAACTCTCAGACGAAACAATAAATGATTACCTTAATGAAGTAGGAACTAGAGAGTTTACTCCAACTACCTACACATCTGTACCAGGTATGACAACTAAACAAAGATCTGAGATTGACCGATTATATAAAGATAGCTCCCCTATAGAAAGCGGTAGTGTATTTATATCAAGAAAGACTGGAGAGCTAATTGGATTTGACCAGCTCTTAGATGAAGAACTGGGAGAGACACCATGGCAGACTGGAAAAGTTTCTGAATCATCTCAAGAGGCGGCAGCAGAAGCAAGACAAGAAGGAATTATAAGATACAATCCTGCTAATGTTGGAGCCGGAGGTGGCACTGTACAAGTCTCATACAAAGTAACTGTAGATGGTAAGGACCGAATAGTTTCAGCACAAGTACCTTTCTCCCACGTAGATGCTCCAAGTATAAATGAATACACTAGTGGCAGTTCTTATCAGTTCTTAAGACAAGCGTCTATGCAAAGAAACCACGGCATTGAGCGTCCAATAGTAACTATACTACAAGCAAATGGTGAAAGACTGAGAGTAGCAGTTGACTTTGATAACAATACAATTATTCCACAAGGTGGTGCATTAGAAGGTAGAATTATGAATATAAATGCAGCTATGGGTGATAAAGGATTTATAGCTAACTTAGACAACTCTGGAGATCGAATAGTAGCAAACTAACATGGCCGAAGAAAATACAACTAATGCACCTACTGGTACTTCAGTAGAAGACACACCTAATACATCTGCTTCAATAGATGTAAATCCGTTAACAGGTTCTCCAGTTATAAAATCACCATCAGGTGATCCTATGGTAAACCCGTTAACTGGCAGTGCTTATATCACCAACAAGAAAAGTCTTGGTGTCAACAGGAAGATGCAGTTTAATGTAAATCTTCGAGACGATCTAGCATCTTATGGCAAGTATGGGGCTACACTTTCTCCCTACTTAGACCTTGACCAGGAAAGAGCTATGAGACAAAGCACAGGGGAGAAGTGGGGCAGGGGTCTTACAAAAGCTCTTGTAACCACTGCAGGTGCAGTTGCAGAAAACACACTCGGCATGGTCGTGGGTATAGGAGAAGCTGCTGTTAATTGGGATGGTACTAAATTCTTTGATAACTCTGTAGGTAGAAAGATTGACAAAATCAATAACTACATGCAAGAGGTTATGCCTAACTACTACACACAGCAAGAGCAAAATGCTCAAGGTCTTGCAGCCCTAGGATTTGCAAACTTCTGGGCAGATAAGGCAGCTAATGGTCTAGGATACTCCCTGGGCTCTATTGCTACTATATATCTGACCGGTGGTACAGGACTTATAGGTGGGGCAGGCAAAGGACTTAAGCTAGCGGGAAAAGCAGCAGGTCTAGGTAGATACTCAAAAGCAGCATTGGCTGCAGCTAGAGCAGTAGATACAGGAGCTGATGTAGCAAATGCTGTAAAAACAGGTGCAAAGATTAGTAGTGGCCTTAAGGCAGCCGCTAAAGCAGCGGACATTGGTATGATGATGTCTTGGGCAGAGTCTTCTGTAGAAGCTCGTGAGACTATGAACAGTGTAGCAGATACTATGATTGCAAAGTATGCTGCTGATAGAGGTATGAGCCCTAACCAAGTACCAAAAGAAATTCAAACACAGCTAAGAAGTGAGGCTGCAAGTGCAGGTAATGCAACGTTTGGTATGAACTTGGCAGTGTTAACAGGTACAAACCTTATAACATTTGGACAACATCTATTCCCTAAGTTTATACCAAGAAGTAAAGGACCTCTTGCTAGAGTAGGACTTGACAAAGCTGCAGGTAAAGCTGTAGACAAACTAGCCAAAGATCCTAGATGGTTTAACATAGCTAAGAAATACATAGCTCCTTCTATTGAAGGTGGTGTATCTGAGGGATTCCAAGAAGCTACACAGTTTGCAATATCAGAAGCTGCAACTCTCAGAGCTACAGATCCAGAGTATGCTAATGATTGGTTTAAAGCAATTGCTAAAGGCTACGGAGATACGTACAACACCAAGGAAGGTTTTGACAATACACTAGTAGGTGTTATGGTCGGTATGCTTACTGGAGGTCTGGGCAGTGTACAAACTGCTATAAACAAAGGACAAACCGCAGAAGACCAGCAGGTAAACAAAGCTCTTGAGATGATCAACAACAGTCCTCTCATGCAGAAAATGATTGAGAGAGGACAGCATGCTAATGAAATAGCAGGTCACGTAGCAGATATGAATGCCGCTCTACAAACTAGAGCACGAGACGAGAAGGGTAGATTTACCGGCAGACCAGGTAAGCATAAGGCTTATGCTGATGCGCAGTTTAAAGCACTCAGAGCGGAAGCTCTTATGCATGCAGAGATGGGTACTATGGATGTATTCCTTGAGCGCTTGGAGATGGAGAAGGAAAAGACTGAGGAGCAGTTTATCCAAGACAATCTTGGTGAGGGAGAATCTCTCATGGGACAAGATAAGAATGCCTTGGTTGATGCCCTGAAGAAAAAAGCAGAAGACCTTCAGACACTCCACGATAATATAGAGTCTAAGTTCCCAGCTACTGAACGCACAGAGGGAGCAGCAAGACTGTTCATGAGCAAAGAGCAAAAGAGAGAAGAAGCAGAGATTATTGCTGATGAGACTTTTTACAAAAGAATGTTGTTTAACAACACATCCAGTCTTAAGAACATAGATGGTAGAATAGATAATCTTGTTGCAGAAATAAATAAAGCTGATCCTGAAGCTGGTATTACTGCAGCTAGTGTGCGTGAGGCTATACAAACTGTAGAGGGCACATTAGACGTAGAAGACAGATCATTGCCAGTAGAGTCGCCTATACTAGATGAACAGACTAGAGAAAAGCTAAATGATGCTTTACAGAGAGTAACAGTTAATGAAGGGGGTGTTGCTGCTCAAGAGCTTAAAGAGAAGATGGATGACTTGATCCTGCTCGCTAGCGACAGAAAGAAAGCAGTAGGAGCTCTTAATAATCTTAGTGCAGTTCCTGAAATGAGGGAGGCGTATCTGCAAAGACAAAAAGCTAGAGCGGAACAAGCAAAGCAAGACAAGGTAGACCAAGCTATTAGAGAGGATATCAATGAGACTGTAAAAGAATCTGATCTTGCTGACGTAGATACAACCAATGCGTCTCCTGCTATGCAAGAAGAGATAGCACAGATCAAGCGTGAACGACACGAAGCTGAGGCTAAGATGAGGCAAGAGGTTGGGGCAATGACTCCAGCTGCAATAGAAGAACTTCTCAAAGAGGAAGAAGACCCTGTACGTAAATCAATTATGCAGGATGAGGTTAAAAAAGCCAAGGAAGAAGGAAGAACAACAGCAAGACTAGAACCGGTTAGAGGGGAAGCAACGGACTTGACACAGTCACAAGAAAGAGCAGCTGATGCAGAAGCAGCAGAGATGACTGCAGAAGCAACAGAAGCAGCCCAAGCTCAAAAGGATGCAGACGAACGTGCTGCAGACGCAGAAGTATCTGCGGCTCAAGCAGAACAGGGCAATGACAACTCTCAAGAGAAAGCAGGCGTTGTTATTAATGCTGGTGACTTTACTATGGATAGAACCAAAGGATCTGGTAAGTATACAATTGTAGTAAACGACCAGAACAATCCTACTAAGGGTAGAATAGAGTTTGACGAGAAGTTGTTCGAAGAAAATGGAGTTTTACTTAACAGAGAACCTTTATTCCGACCTGGTCTAGAAGGAAAGACAGCTACATTTGAACTTCTGAAGAATGGCACTACCATTGCCATTAAGGTTGGTAACGACTACATAGGACATGTAAGAAATGACGAGTATGTTAGATCTCCTGATTATAATAGGATTTTAGCAAAGCTGCAGAAAGGAGAAAAAGTTACAGCTGAGATTACCGGTAGAAAGTTTGGCAACCCAAACAACATGGTTGATGAGCAAGGTAATCAGAAGTTTGTATCTGTAAATGAGGCTTTTGAAAAAGCTGATCAGGAGCCTATCATAGGTATTCTTAGAGGTACCAAGAGGGGAGAGTTCTACATGGATACCGGTAATATTACAGAGGACGGAAAGATAGATCCATTTCCAGTAGAAGAGCTAGCCTCTAATATAAATGGTGAAACCTTCGAGCCTGGTATGGTTTACATGTTGGTAAAACAACCAAACGGTAAATATCGAGCACTGACTACGAGTACTAGAGATCTAAAAAATAGTAAAAAGGCAATGCAACAGGCTAGAAGCCTCTTGCAAAATAACGATGCTGACTCTATAACCAGACTTAAAGATCTGTTAGGACTAGGAGGTAAGTTACAAGTTGGTAGAGACACCAATGACAACAACTATATGCTTGTAACGGCAGAGAATAAAATGGTATATCGTGTATACTCTGATCAATTTGCAAAGTCTGCAGATGAGAACATAAACTACACGATAGGTTCGTTTGACGACAACGGTAACTTTGAAGCTGTATCTGAAGAAGCCGAGGACTTGTACGATGTTACGTTCTTACAGGGTCTAGACACAGCTGGTGTAAGAAGTCTGATTGAGCAAAGACTGGGAGAATCCAAGTTCCAAATAAGTGTTCAAAGTGTTAACCAAGAGGGACAGTTTGTATCACCTCTAGACAACAGCACTATATACGATAGCTACTTGGACTACTTGTCTGATCCAAAAATCATGGACAACGATGGCCTAGTAGGTCCTTTGGCCGTAGACTTTAAAGCTATGGACAGCACCTACGGTCAGTTTTTTAACGACCCTGGTATATCCATGGAGTACAATGCTACTGATGGTAAGCTTGAAGAAGCTACCAGAGAAGCAGTAAACGAAGAGACTCCTGCAGCACCAATAGAAGAAGACGCAGTACCAGCTGAGACAACAGAGGAAGCAGATATAGAAGTACTGCCTACTATAGTAGAAGGTGATCCTATTGAAACAGAGCCCGCACCACAAGTAGAAACAAAGCTCTCTGCACTAGACAGAGTTGGTAATGCTAGAGTATTTGAAGAGGCTAGAGATGTAGGAGTAGCTAAGACGCTTAATACAATTAAGGCACTTGTAGAACAAAACCAACCGTTAGATGCTGGTATGTTGTTTGGAAACCCTGAATCTACAGAAGGCACAGCAGGTGAAGGATCTATGATTGCTGAGTGGTTCAGAGACGAAGCGGCTAAAACAGAAGACCCACAAAGAAAAGCATATCTACAAGAGGTATACGATACGTGGTTTAGCACATACGACGCTACTGGCATGGAGCAAGACCGTGGTATGCGAGCTGATGTATTGGACAGGCTTGAAGAGTTTGGGTATACAGTACGAGAGAAGAGCGGTACCAACATACTTGTAGAAGATGCAGGTGTAGTATACCAACGGATATACAACAAGGGTAGACTAGAAGAGAACCCGTACGATAAGCTGACTGAGAAAGTAAAGAGATTGCTTGGTAGGATTCCTGTATCCACAGACGTTAAGAACACAGGAGTGTTTGGATATGATACGTTTGTACCTGTAGCAGATATATATGCTGCAGTGCTTGGTGCTACCTACAACTCTAAGAACAGCGTTGAGATGGTAGAAAAGCTTAGACAGCTACCTTCTTCACATCCAGTTGCAGGAGTAGCACAGTTCGTTAGCTCTCTTAATGATCAGCAAAAATCATTGTTGTTCAGCAACTTTGGAAGCTTAGGACTGACTGAGTTTGTAATAATAGACCCTGCTCTTAGTACTGAAACAGCTGAAAGATCCGCTAGAACTTTTGACGCCAACTCGCAGAGCACTACATCTTTCTTTAAAAAGAAGTGGAAGTCTGAGGCAAATCAAAACTTGTACACGGTTACCCAAGATACATTAGGCAATGACGTACTAAGTGTCAGTAAAGAAAAAGCAGCTACTATAAAGGAAGGCATATCCAAGCTTAAGAAGGACAGTACAAACACTGCAGAGAATGCTAATACACTCGCCGATCTCCTGATGGACATGGGTATGAGTATAGCTCCTACTAGAGAAGAAGCGAGAGAACGTGTAAGGTCTCAGGTGCTTAGTGGTAAGGTGGATATATCTAGACTTATTAGCGCTCCTAGAACACAGCTTACAGCTATGGCTACTAGGTTGTCAAGTGAAGGGGTGAAAGAAAACATCTTCGAAAGTGAGGGCACAACTATCAATAGAGTCATAAGGGACCTAGTAGAACCTTTTGAATCAGCTCCTGCTACCTCATTCAACATGGGTGGTAAGCTTATCTACCCAATCAATGCTCGTACAGAGATAAACAATCTGCAGAACAGAATAAAGGATGGAACTCAAGCGGTAGATATGTTGGGCACCGACGGTGTCAGCGTCAAAGGACAAGTTGTAGGTATGAGTGGAAAGCTTCTCACCTCTCCTAAGTTCAAAGCTAAGTTCAAGTTTAAAGACCTTGGAATACTAAAAGGAGAACAGAACAAAGCATACGATGAGCTAAGCCAGGAAGACGTAATGGTTGTTGTTCTATCACAGTTTCACAATGCAGGACAGAATACATCTAACGTAGCACTGACCACACAGGCAGATAGAAAGCGTATGAGCTTTCATACCTTCCCTAAGGTATCTACCAGAAATAGACAAGGTCTTCAAGCGCTTGGACTTAGTGGTGATACGGCTACATCTCTTATCAAAAACGAGATCATGCTTGACATGCACAGAGCATACAAAGCACAGCTGTACATAGACAAAGCAAAGAAGAATAACGACCCACTTATAGAGGGCTACCATACTAAGGATTGGTTCAAAAGGATGAACCTTCCTGGGTTAAAGTACGACGAGAAGACAGCTCAAGCCATCTACGATCACTTGGAAACAAAAGATCCTATAGATGCTGAGATACTAGAGAGGCTGGGTAAAGATGTGAGTGATGCTCTAGCTACAATGAAGGGAGAGATAAAAGAATCTAATCCAAATCTAGAAGGACTTCTTAAGTCAAAGCTCGGTGCAGATATATTCTCTAACTATGGTAACCTAGACAACTTTTTGGATGACTTTATTTTGACTGATGTACTAGGTAAGAAAATGTCTAACCAGATGCTGCGCAATGGTACAACCAACTGGACTCAGGACGGAAGAACATTTATCAAAAGAGCCAACCTTGTTACCACACCAGGTGGCATGCTTAATGTAACTCCTCAAGGACAATACGGAGCTGATCCTACCTTCACTACTGCAACAGTAAAAGACATTACACCTGACGATCTTAATGGACTTGCAGAGAAGTATGGTGCTGCTATTGAGAAGGGATTGATAAGTCGTGGTGCTACTCCAGAGAATGCTAAGAAAGCTGCAGAGGATGCAGTAAAAAAATATAAGGAGACCAACGGAACAGATGCGCAGGCGTTTATTAGCATAGACCACTACAGGAAGATTAGGCAAGGGCAAGGAGAGTGGATGCCTGTTGATCAAGAGGTATACGAAGAATACAAAGCAGGACAACCCTGGGATGTAACACGTAGTCCACTTGTTCCTATGAAGCCTCAGTATGACACGATGAATAACATGGGAGGAACTCTCTCTGATATAAACATACCTATATCGGATAAGAACTCCTACATGGTTCTTGATAGGGCCCTTGCAGAAGGACGTCCTATTCTTGAGGACATGCTTGCTCGTATGGAAGCAAGAGACCAATACGCAGGGCAAGCTCCTATTAATGTTATCAATACAGAGTCAGCTACCAAGCTTGGGCAGATACGTCCATACGCAATTGACAACAACGGAGTCAACCAGTTTGGGGAACTGCACGTAGTAACCCTAGATACTAGAGGTCTAAGATTCCCACAGGACATAGGTATCAAAGAAGAGACCAAGACAAACCTTGGTAAGCAGCCTAAGAAGAATCAAATAGCTAACGTTGATCGTGCACACAGCTATACTCTTAACGTAGGAACCGGTAAGGCTACGAAAGTCAAGGGCTCTACAATGCTGGATATATACCACAATGCTATTGAGCGTAAGGTTCAGAATGATCTTAGCGAACTTAAAAACGCATTAGGATTTACCAGTGAGTTCTTTGAGCAGAACAAAGATCAGATCGTAGACAGCAAGTTCATGGTTACTATGCGTAACAGACTCTTGGACATGGCCAAAGAAAGAGGTCTTCCTGAGAATGTTATTGAAAGCATGAGGCTAGAGTTGGATGAAGCAGGCAACGTAATGTTTGGCTTGCCACTTAGCTACCCTGGATTCCAGAATACATTTGACAGTCTATTGTTTAGTGCATTCCGCAAAGGCGTGTACAAGCAGAAAGTAAATGGACTAGAGATGGTTCAGTTTGCAGAGTTTGGAGCTCATAAAGAAACAGGAGAGCTTAAGTTCTTGGATGTAAATGACGATGGCTTTGTTACACATGCAGAGATAGAGATAGGAGAGGCACAGATGAAAGCCTTTGGACTTGACCTGCCTGTAGGTGTAGACTTGGATACTACAGATGTAGCAGAGGAGAACAGAAGAATGATTGCATACCGTATACCAAATGCGAGTAAGTCATTCATGGTAACTCTTAAGATTAAGAGAATCAACAAGTCTGGAGCTCAGTCTGCTGTCCGTGTACCAGCGCAGATCACCACAGCTATGGGTTCTGACTTTGACATTGACAAGATGTTCTTGATGATGCCGTCACAAAAGAAGGACGGTACTGGTAGAATCATGCCAGACTACAATGCTCTCAAAGCTAACCCGGCACAGATACTTGATTCAACATACCCAGCAGATGCAGTAAACAACATCATACTAGATGTGATGGAGGCGGTTGCTGTAGATGCTATTCACGCACAGGAAGTTCTAGACCCAGAAGGTATCCGAGATATTGAGGCAGGACTAGAAGCTATAGGTATGAGTAAAGAACAGCGTGGTGATGTTGACTTGTTTAACCCTATGACGCATATCACAGCTGCATACGAGAACATGTTGTCTATGTCACTCCGTGGCATATACGCTAACTCTATAGCTGGACGTAACATAGTGACGTCAACAGGACAAGAGATCACAGGCCCTGTGACTGTAACTGTTGATGGTAAACAATTGAATGCTATAAAACAGAACTCAGCATTCCCAGATGTATTCGGTATCATCAGACCTACTGACCACTACCTTAAGCAATACCTATCTGCAGCTGTTGACTCTGTGAAAGATCCACTGCAGAACGCAGCCAATGATAACTCTAAGACAGCACCGCTCACAGTATACTTGCTAAGCATAGGTGCTACACCACAGCAAGCTATCAAGTTCCTCACTAACCCACATGTAAGGAAGGTTACTGAAGCTATGCAAAGAAAGGATGTAAACAATCCTAAGCAGGCAGGATTCTTTGGAACTAATAAAGACAAGAATACAACAGCCAATCTAGATATTACAGAAGAAACCCCTACAAGAGAAATAGAGGATTCGTTAGTAGCTCTGTACAAAGGAGCGAATGCATTGCAGACTACATACTCAGCAGTGTCTGTGGACAACATAGATGGTGCAGGCAGTGTTGCTGCACACCAGGCATACTTCGATAAGATAGAGGCTATCAGAGAAGGACAGCTTGATTCTTATGGAGGAGCATCTTTTGTAGACGGAGTACTGACAGGAGATCTGTACAGATACCAAGCTGCATATCATGCGGCTATGGAAACAGCAATGGAAGTTGCCAATAGAGCAGGTATGATTGGCACACAGATGTCAGTTACTGGATTTAAAAACTTTGTAAAAGAGCTGACTGGCAACGGATTCTTATCTATAGAGCAGCATAAAGCTTTGAATAGGGTAATATCTCATCACCTGCTTACTAAGCAGGGGTCTCCTCTCAGCGAGTCTGCTTACCTGAACGAGGATACTCTAAGCATAGTGCACTTGTCTAAGGATCAAAACATCATAGCAGGTCTGAGTAATATGAGACAGCTGCCATTGATAGCTAACCTTAGTATTGTTAAGCAGCTTACTCCTAAGGAGACTCAGTACAATGCTGAAAACAAGTTCTTCAGCCTAGAGTTTAACAATGCTCAGGGTAGAACACTGGCTGAGCAAAACAAGATGCAGAGAGAGTGGGAGCGTATGCTGAATAGACCAGAGTCTTTCGGGTATGATGCACAAACCACTAACGAGATAAGACAGTTTGCCAAAGACCTTATCACCAACTCAATATCTACTACAGGATTTGCAACGTCCCCCACTTCTATGTTTGGGATGCTGCCTAACTCTGTAATGAAAGAAGTAGGTGCAGGAGAATACTTAGCACAAGAGATGGTTAAGGTAGAGACTACCGCATCAGCACTGAATGATCTTAAGGCTAGATTCCTGCAGGACTATGGACACATGAAGCTTGGTAAAAAGCATATGTTCCCAGTAGCAGACAATGTGGTTACTACAGTACGAGGTGTCCCATCTCCAGTGCTAGAACAGTTTAGGCTTACTAAAGATATACTGAAAAGAAAACCATTCAATATAGTAGGTACCGATGGGTTTGGAAACTCTTACGTATACCAAAGAGTAGAGACTCCCAATACAATAGCAGGAGGTGAGAACATAGTAACCTACCACAGAACTGAAACAAGGGGACGTGAAGGAATGTTAAACGAGGCAGGCAACGACCGTAGTATACTGTACCCTAACAAGAGCGCCGCTCCTGAAAGTATACAGCCCGTACAAAACAACGCAACTAAGAGTAGAGAGATTGATGCAAGCTTAAGCCGTGATGCAGATCCTAAGGCTAAGATTTCTAAACTGAAAGCTGCGTTTGCAGATGCAGGTATTGATGTAATCGTAGAAGAAGGCTCCCTGGAAAAAGGGGTGAAAGGTCAGATTGATGGGGAGGTTATTACGTTTGATCCATCACAGATGACAGACGATACGGCTTACCACGAGTTTGGGCACATCATAGTAGACATGCTACCTAAGTCACAGGTAGAAGGATACATAGCACAGATGAGAAAGCTTCGTCCAGATCTAGTCAGGCAGGTAGAAGATGCGTATGCAGGTGACAACCTGAGTGAGTTCGAGATGGGCAAGGAGATACTTGTAACAGCTATAGGTATTGAAGGAGCTAAGATTGAAAAGAACAAGCCTAGTGCATTCCGTAGACTGATCAACAGAATCATGAGAGCTATAGGTAAGCTGTTCGGGGTACAACCTGATGCAGCTTCAGTTCTTGCTGAGAAGATGTTTGCTGGAGAGCTACGTGGATTGCAGTTGTCTGGTATATTCAATCCAAAGGTCCAACGATCTAGGGATATGCAGAACGAAGTTGACAACCTGTACAAGACTGCTACCATTAGCGTCAATGCAGAGATACGTCAGCTTGAGATGATACCTGAAGCTACAAGAGACAACGAGCAGATACGTAGACTTAAGGAGCTGAAGAAAAACATTAAGCGTCTGAAGGAGAACAAGAATGACATTGATGCATTCATGAAGATCCAAGAGTATGTCGTACTCAATGTGGACAGAGCCAAGGCTATGATGAACGATCTGAGAAATCTATCTCAGAGAGAAGCACCAGTTGGTAAGAAGGAAGCTCTAAGAGTACTGCAACAAGTTGATGCTGTACGCAGAATTATTGACGGAGTAGATGGTGGTGGTAGTCTTGTAAGACAAACACAAGTATTGCTACGTGAGGTGGTTGGGGAAGAAGGTACAGAGCAGCGTAAGAAAGATATCCTTGCAGATCTACAAGACGCATTGATAGATGCTCAAGAGCTAGACAATGAATATCTTAAGATAGCTATACCACTTGCAGCAGACTCCCTTGTTAACTACGGCAGTGAGGAAGTAAATGCAGAGCTTGACAATGTTATTGCTGCAACTAAGCGTACGAAGGACATAGGTGGTATTGACAAGAGAGATCCTGAGTACAGCTTGATACAGGTCAAGCACGGTAGAGGAGAACTTAATGATGCTCAAAGACTACAGGCACTTCTTGATCTTAAAATCGAACAGCTAAGCAATAAGAAGCTTGGTAGGAAGCAGCTGATAAGAGAGATGACTCAGGCGCATGTAGATAAGTCTGGGTACTCATTCTACATGGATCCTTTCGTTTACTCATCTGAACAAAACCTACAGTTGTTTGCTCTTGCTTATACTGATCAAGTAACTAAAGCAAATGAAGGTACTAGGAAAACTATTTTTGATTTCCAAAAAGTATACGATGCATTTAGAGAGTCTGCCGGTGGAGGTATCAACGTTGCCAAGTTTAATGCACCCTTCTTAACGGAGAACAATATTAGAGGTCAGAAATTGTTATTCATGGTACAGGAGTATGACGTGAATAAGTTCTATACTGCACGTACCAATGCTGAGAATAGTTTTAAGGAGAACAACGGGTGGCCAAAAGATGACAATGGTAAGTTTGTAGCTAGGAATAGTGAAGCATACAAGCAGTGGTCTATGGATGAAACAGGAAAAGGTTCTCTTGCAGCAAGACAGTACTATAGAGATAGAGCAGCTTGGTATGCAGAGAATACTCAGCCCGTAGAAAATGCTGATAGTCTTTACAATGAAAATATAAAAAGACAGGAGGAGCTTAAAGCTAAGATAGCAGAGCTAGAGGGGTCAGAGTCAGCATTCGATCAGGACAGAGCCTCAGTACTGAAGCAAGAACTTGGTGAGTTGATCAATGAAGCTAGATGGAACAAGAGTAACCAGACCTATTCAGGTGCACTTGCTAAGCCTAGTAATGAATACAAGAGTAAAAAGTGGGAAGCAATACAAGCAGATCCTGCAAAGAAAGCTTACTACGATTCAATAGTAAATAGATACCACGCTGACCAGGCTAGGGGTACTAAGTCTAATCTGTACACCAATGCATGGGATAAGTTCTCGTATCAGATGCCTGCTATTAGAAAGGATAGTGCAGATAGGGTACAAGAGCAAGGAGTTATTGCTGGCGTTAAGGATCAAGTGGTAGACAGTTTGACTAGACAGGCTACGGATATAGAGTACGGTGTATTCCAAGAGGTAGATGGGGTAGTACAAAAAGGTGTACCAATCTTGTACACCAACAGAGTTGATGCTAAGAATGTAAGTCGTGATATAGCAGCCAGCTTGATGCAGTTCCACCACATGACAAACATGTTTGAAGCTAAAGCTGAAATGCAGGGGTTAGTAAATACTATGCTTGACATACATGCACGTAGAGAGGTGTTGGAAACTGATCCAGCAACGGGGTCTAAGATTCTTAATAAGCTATCCCCAGGGGATGCTCAGGTATACAGAAAGGGTAAGGGTATAGACTCTAATACCTTCAAGCACCTGCAGTCATTTGTTGATGCCAACTTCTATGGTATGTATGATATACCGCAATACATAAAAGGACTTGGTGAAGCAAACAAGATAGCATCATCAGTGTCTGTATTGACTGCACTCAACACGCTATCGTTTAACACACTCCAAGCAGGTAACCAAGCAATTCTTGATAACCTTATGACTTGGGAAGAAGCATGGGCAGGACAGTTCTTTACTCGCGCTAACTACAGATCAGCTATAGCAGAGTACGCAGCTTCAGGAGGAGCAATGGCAGACCTGGGTAAGATGGCCCCAACAACTAAGCTTGGACAGGCTATGCAAATGTTTGATGCACTTGTGGAAATGACAGACGGAGCAGGTAGAAATATTACCGGTGGTAAAATGAAGCAGTCTATGTCTACCGATTCATTCTTCGTACTGCAGCATGCAGTAGAGCATCAGACCTCTGGTGTAAGAATGATTGCTTTGATGAAAGCTATGGAGGGTAAGCTGAAGGATAAGAATGGTAAGGTAATCAACAACAAAGAAGGTAAGCCCGCTGATCTGTGGGATCTTCTAGTAATGGACGAGAAAGGATTCCTTGTGGTAGACCCACGTGTTGCTAACTTTGACAAAGCTAAATTTGTATCTAAGCTTAACTCTGTACAGAAAAGAACTAACCAAATAAAAGGTAGACGTGATAAGTCACACTTCCAGAGATCAGCCCTAGGTAAGGTGTTGACTTTGTTCCGTAACTACTTGCAGCCACAACTCCGTAAAAGATTTGGTCATGGGGATGGATACCACGTGGATCAAGAAGCGGGTTCAGTAACTAGGGGTATGTACTTGTCAGCACTTGATTACCTGAAGAACATGTTTACTCAGGGCAGGTTTGCAATAAGCGATTACTCAGAGACAGACCAGCAGAACATACGCCGTGCATTCTTTGAGACTGCTGTAATACTAGCTACGTATGCAATCGGTAGAGCTTTGGCCGGTATGATGAGTGATGACGATGACGACAGCTATGCTCTTAGGTTCTTTGCGTATCAAGCTAAGCGATTGAATACAGAGATGCTACAGTTCCTTAATCCAAAAGAAGCGATGAGAATCATTGACTCGCCTACAGCTACAGCTAACCTGCTGAGAAAGTGGACTGGGCTTATTGACCAAGGAGCTGCTGAACTAGGATACGTAGTAGGAGTTGGGGACGAAGAAGATATCTTCTACCAAAGACGTACCGGTACTGCTGAGAAAGGTGACAGGAAGATTGTAAACAAGATCAAGCGAGTGCTCCCAGTCGTTGATGGTATTATGTCGACCTTGACTCCGGAGGAGAAGATAAAGTTCTTGGAAAAATAATCCCCGGTAAAAAGGGTAACCTTTTGTCTGTGTATGCCGTATACATAATATGGCAAGTACATGGATAATGAATTTTTTGTTGATGTTGGTAAATTTCAACAACCCCGTTACTCCGGGGTCTCAAGTAGCTCCCTTTGATTTCAACGAGAATGGAGTCATAGACTCAAGTGACATATGCCAGATGCTTAGCCAGCAACCGATGCCCGTTCTAACCCTAACCGAAACCAGTGTTAAAAAGTAAATTATGAAATTGTAGTGTAACCTCCTAACTTAGCAGTGATGAAAAGACAAATCGTAAAAGTCGTTTGTTCTAAAGATTTAAAATTCTTGCACATAGATGCAGGACTCAATCCAATGGGTGTTCATAGAGTATCCACAGAAACAAGCGAAGAAACGGTAGTAAACCATTATCTTCAACCTGCTATAGACAAAGAGATACGAAGTACGTATCC